GTGGACATCCGGGGGTGCTGGGGCGGGGTAGTCACACCGGCGGGGCAGAAATCTGCGGCCGCTGCGTTGTTGGTTACACTGGTGGCCATGCGCGTTTACTTGGGAGCGGACCACGCAGGGTTCGACATGAAGAATGCAATCGCCGAACACCTCACCGCCGCAGGCCACGAGGTTATTGACTGCGGTGCACACGTCTACGATGCCCTCGACGACTACCCGGCGTTCTGCATCGAGGCCGCCCGCCGCACCGTGAACGATCCGGGGTCCCTCGGCATCGTGCTGGGTGGCTCCGGCAATGGTGAGCAGATTGCCGCCAACAAGGTCAAGGGTGCCCGCTGTGCCCTGGCGTGGTCCGTGGAGACCGCGAAGCTCGCCCGCGAGCACAACAACGCCCAGCTCATCGGCATCGGTGGCCGCATGCACTCCAAGGATGAGGTCCTTGCCATCGTGGACGCGTTCCTGGAGCAGCCCTGGTCCAACGAGGAGCGCCACCAGCGCCGCATCGACATCCTCGCTGACTTTGAGAAGACCGGCGTGCCGCCCGCACTCCCGGAGGCCTAACGCCTGCCGGTGCGGCCATCCCCCGCACCACACATGTTCAAGGGCACCTGCCCCGCATCCCGCGGGCAGGTGCCCTTCGTCATGCCCACCACACCAGGTGCGACGGTGCCCAGGAGGGTGGGGCCTGCGGGCAGGGGTGGAACGTACCGGCCCTCGCACGCGGGCCGCTCGCACAGGGACAAGGGGTGGAGCGTCGGCGCGCGCGAGCATGCTGGCCGCGCGCAGAGGGGGTGCAGGTGTGCTGGCCGGGGAGAATCTTAGGTAGTTCTTAACCTTTGGGGTGTGTCAGTAGTGCAGCCGGGCACGTGCAGGAGCTTTGAAAAAATACGGTACCGTAGGAATCGGTCCGATTTAAGGAATAGCAATTCTGCGGCAAAGAAATATATGATTTGGGTGTAACGCTCGGTGGGGTCGTGGAGATAATGCCTGTGGGGAAGTCTTTGTCAAAAAGAATGTCGGGTGCGAAGTATGCAAAAACCCCACACCGTGTCCCTGGGGAAGAAAAAATCTTCCGGGATGGTGTGGGGTTCCCACTGCGCGGAGCGACGAGAAAGAAAAACTTCTTACAGCATTCAAGGATTCTGTAGTAATTTCCTGCAGATTCCCGTGTCGTGAGAAAGCTTCTATCCTGCAGCCTGAGGAGTCTTGCGCATGTCGATCCAGTCGCGGATCTCGCGCGAGTCCCACAAGGTCAGTCCGTGCAGCTTGGCGACGGGCTTAGGTGCCCGGCCGCGGCCTGCATAGCTAGTGAAGGTGCCGCGTGCCGTACCCGAAACTTCCGCACATTCCCGGGCCGTCCACAACTCAACACCGCTCACAGCGTCAATGATCTTAGGTTGCATGCCGACTAGGTTAACGCAAAAAGAATAGTCGTGCAGTATCTGAGAAAAGGTCATGGATTGATGCTTGCTCGTTCCTGTCGCTGACCTAGGATTTTGGGATAAAGGTTCCTTTGAACGATGTTGACATGAGTGTCACCCTCAGGTCTTGTTAAGGATTTTCACAGAAATTTACCGCCGTTCGACTCGCATGTGTGGGTGAGTCTCTGTGACTGCATTCGTGCTATCAATGTTTGCTGACCTGCGCCAAGGTAATTTGCAGTGGCGCGCAGGATCGTCGGGTTCGTGACATGTGAAAACTCTGTGACACATCCGCCGAACTCAGTAAACGTGCCGGTCGCAGGCGGTGCTCGAGCGGCGCCTGTGCTCAAGTCTGAGAGTTGGGTTCCGCTCTCGGGTGCCCAATGTGCAGCACGCGAGAGAGGCAACAGTGCAGGTCGCGCAGGGTGCATTCCACCTTTCGATGGATTTCATTGCCGCGAATAGTTCGGTGATCATGCTGAATATCAGGCAATGTGCAGGAGAACTGCTACCTGAGAAAACCGGCGTCAGTGGTGCGCTCTCTGGGGGTAGTGGACCGCGTCCTGAACGCGTTCGGTGTACATGCTTGAGCGCACTGCGCTCAGGGCGCTCGTGCCGGGGTGTTGGGGGACATCAACCGCGGCGCCTCTGGCGGGAACGTGTCGTTCAGGGCGCCGCGCCTGCCGGACGTGGTGCGTGTGTGGGCGCAGTGTGAAGACTGCATCTCGGCCGGAGTGTCATCACGGCCGATAGGTGGCGGGGGAGTGCGGGTGTTGGTCTGTGGGGCGCGCTGCGCCACGAGGTTGGGGTGTTCATGGGTGGGAGTGTGGGCGTCTGTGTGATGCTGCAGCTCCCCGTCGTTGGCCCCGCTGCATGCCGGGCGCACGCCCCGGATCCACGGTTAAAATCTCCCTGTACGGAAATCGTGCTGCCCGCGCTGCCCTGTCGTTGGTGTCGTGTGTGGCGTGCAGGCCCCCCAACAGATCAAGGAGTTGCCCATGGCCAACGGACTTTCTCCCGCGCGCAAAGGGATCAACCGGTACATCCTCGCTATGCAGCTCATTCCCCTTTGGCTGCTGGCCGACTTCGGGCTCAGCGTTGCCGCCCACAAGGCCCACCCCGCAGTGCTGGTTGTCCCTGTGCTGCTGTTGCTGTGGTCCATCTACATCGGCGTGACCCACTGGCAGCGTCCGCCCTCGCGCACTCAGTAGGGGACGACACAAACGCCAGCCGTGTCCGGCGCGCGACTCAAACCTTGTGTCGGATGCGCGTGCACAAGAAAGAATCGCGCGCGCAGCGATATGACGAACGCCCCTGGTCGGAGAAAAACCATCTCTGACCAGGGGCGTTGTTTTGAGGGAACGACGGGAATCGAACCCGCGTCTTCAGCTTGGAAGGCTGAGGTATTAGCCACTATACGACGTTCCCACACGGGCCCAATGACCTGCGGCTTTGTCGGCTCGGACCAGGATACGCGGCCACAGGCATTTGCACAAACTCACGGGCAAGGTGCGGGCAACATGGCGCGTAGGAATGGCGCACCCCTCGGGTCTTCAAAACGGCAAATCGGCAGGAACTTGCGGAGAAACTTTGCAAATCTACGCACCGGCGATAATATGCCGCGTAGAGACTCCGCATAACTTACCCCGGGGTCTCGGCAACCACCCTTCCAAGACGAGGTACACATGAACCCCACGCTCCACAAGGGCACCGTCTACCGCAGGGGCGACTACTGGGTCGCCCAGGCCACCATCGCCCTCCGCCCCGACGGCTCCCGCATCCGCCGCTCCAAAACCTGCCGCACCAAGACCGCAGCCCGCCAAGCCCTCCGCGAACTCCGCCGCGAAGCCCAACTCCGCGCCAACCCCCGCGAACTCCCCCTCTCGCGCTGGTGCGACACCTACCTACGCGAGTACGCCCACTACCGGCTCAACCCCCGCACCGCAGCCGACCACCGCTCCAAGATCCGCCGGTACATCAACCCCACCCTCGGCGACATCCCCGTAGGATCCATCACCCCCGCCGACGTCCGCGAATTCCACGCCTACGTCCGCAAGGCCGGCGTCAGCGACCGCACCGTGCAGATCGCCCACAGCGTCCTGTCCCGCATCCTCGACGCCGCCGTCGAAGAGGGCATCCTCGACACCAACCCCGTCGCCCGTATGCAGCGCCCCAGGGCGCAGAGCCGCCGCCGCGACGCGCTCACCGCCGAGGAGGCCAAGCGCATCATCACCACCGCCCACGACGCCCGCGACCCCCTGGCCACCCTGTGGACCTGCGCACTGCTCACCGGGGCGCGCAAGGGCGAACTCATTGGCCTGGAACGCGACCGCGTCGACGTCGATGCCGGCGTCATCGACCTGTCCTGGCAGATCCAGTCCATCCCCTACGCCCACGGCCCCCGGTGCCACAACCAGGACGAGCACACCGCTGTCCGGTGCCCCTCCCGCACCCTCGACATTCCCCCGGGGTTCGACTGGCGGCCCTGCAACCGCACCCGCGTATTCACCAGGCCGAAAACCCAGGCATCAATCCGCGCCATTCCCATCCCTGAGCCGGCCCGCATCGCCCTTGCGGAGCACCTCGCCAGCATCCCCGGCGGTCCCTACAACCTCGTGTGGCCCAGCGCCTCCGGCCGGCCGCTGGAGGACCGGTACGTCACCCAACGCTGGCGGGAGGCGCTCGACCGCGCAGGGGTGCCCCGCATCGACTTCCACAGCGCCCGCCACACCGCAGCCAGTCTCCTGCTGGAAGGTGGGGTCTCCCCCGAGGTGATCGTGCAGCTCCTCGGCCACTCCAGCGTGCTGTCCACCCGCCGGTACCTCCACGTGCCCCAGACCATGGCCCGGGAAGCCCTCGGCCGCCTCACCCACGTCGTCGGGCTGCCAGCAATCACCGCAGCCCCCTAGGATGCAGCGAACCCCGCCACCGTGCACCAAGTGTGCCGGGGCGGGGCTTACGCGTGTGGAAGGGGAAGGGGGTTGTCTAGCTGTGGAGCTGGCCTTGGATGAACCCGAGGACGGCGTGCAGCTTCTCCTGGGGCAGGGCCTCCAGAAGCTGGATGATCTGCTGCTGGGTATCGAAGTGGCTCACCGTCGCCGCGTCGAAGCCGGCGGCCTTGAGCACCTGGGACACGTCCGCGCCGACAGTGTTCGCGAGCGTCGACAGGGTGCCCGCCGGCACGGTCACCGGCACCCACTCGCCTTGTGAGCGCCACCAGCCCAGCTCGACCTGCCGGTACCGGGTCTCGGAGATGCCTGCCAGGGCAGCGGCACCACGCTTGGACATCCTGCTGCGCGTGCGCGCCTCGCGGAGGAGGAGACCTGGTGGCCAGATCTCAGGGGGCGGGGGAGTAGGGGAGACGTTCATGGGCCTGATCGTAGCATCTACGCGCACGCCCCAAAATGATGCGACTCGCGACAAAATTCGCAAACAAGCTGGGCGGTTGCGAAATCCAGCTAAGGGACCTTAAGTTAGTCGTGTAGCCACTGCGGATAAACTTCGCACCGGCACCCGCCCACAGAAAGGACACCAGGCACCATGCCGAACCACTCCCCCTCCATCCGGGAACTCGAGGACCCGCACAAGGTCTTCTACACCGTCTCCCAGGTCGCCGACCTGCTCTCCCTGTCCCACGGAACCGTCAGCAACTACGCACGTACCGGAAAGATCAATTCCATCAAGGTCGGCGGCTCCCGGCTCATCAGCCGCGCAGCCTACGACGAGTTCATCGCCCAGGGCGCACGCGCAAGCCTCTAACCATGCAGAAACCCCGGCATCTCGCGCGTAGATGCCGGGGCCTACAGAAAGGAACCAACAAAAATGTCGGTTAGCAATAGCCGCCGAACCACCAGCGGCAACGCCGTTGATGACGCTACCATCTCCCGCCTCGTCCTGCAACGGGCACTCCTGAAGCTCCTCGGCGACATCAACAGCGCCGAGAAGCGCGACGCCCACGCCGCGATGGCCGACGGCGACACCCGCACCGCCATCACCGCAGCCGGCGTGAAGCTCGGCACCGTGAGCCGCAGCTTCCCCAAGCCCACCGCCGTCGTCGACGACCTCGCCATCGTCGCCGCCGAACACCCCGACGTTCTGGCCCCGGTCATCCCCGACTACCTCCAGCGCAAGGCCGCGCAGGCCCTCGCCGAGACGCACCCCGACCTCGTCGTCTACGAGCCGGAGGACACCGCACTCACCGCGCTGGCCAACGACGCACTCGCACAGTGGGAGGCCACCGGGCAGGCCCCCGCCGGGTGGCGTATCGCCCGTAAGCCCGGGGTGCTCACCGTGCGCCCGAACCAGGCCGCCACCCGCATCGCGGAGCAGATGCTCACCACCGCCGTGGAACGCGGCGAGCTGCCGGCACTGCCCACCCCCGCAACCGTGGAGGTGGAGCGATGAGCCGCACCGTCCGCAAGCCCACCGGCCAAGTCCACTGGCCCATCATCCTCCTCGCCGGCATCGAAGGATCCGGAAAAACCTGGGCAGCCGCGCAGGCCACCGGCGGCAAAAACGTCGGCGACGCCTACTTCATCGAAGTGGGGGAGTCCTCCGCCGACGAATACGCGGCCGTCCCCGGCGCTAACTACAGCATCGTCGAACACGACGGCAGCTTCGACGACATCCTCGCCGCCACCGAGTGGGCGGCAGCCCAGCCCGCCCCCGAGGGCCGCTACAACATGCTCATCATCGACAGCGTCACCGAGGTGTGGACGCTGCTGTCCGACGAAGCGCAGCACATGGCCAACCGGCGGCGGTACAAGGGGCGCGGCAGTACCGGCGACGCCCAAATCACGATGGACCTCTGGAACACCGCCAAGGCCCGCATCATCCAGCTGTGGCAGGCGTGCCGCAAGTTCCCCGGCCCGGTCATCGTCACCGCCCGGCTGGAGAACGTCACCATCGTCAGCAGCGACGGCAAGCCCACCGGCGAACGCGAGTGGAAGGTGCGGTGCCAGAAGGACACCCCGTTCTACGCGCAGGCCATCGTCCAGGCCCGCCGCCCCCAGGAGTTCACCCTCACCAAAATTGCCTCCACCCGCCTCCAGCTCGCACCCGGCGGCGAGATGGCCCTACCGGACTTCACCATCGAAGCACTGCTCGACAACATGGGGGTCGGGGTGAGCACCACCTCCTCCACCTATGTTGACCCGGACCCTACCGGGCAGGCGGGCCTCGAGAAGACCTTCGCCCGCCTGGCAGAAGACAAGGACGTCCCCGGCCTCCGAGAGCTGTGGAAGACGGCCACCGCGCGCGGCCACGCTGACCTCGCGGAGCGCATCTCCCAGGCCGCGAAAGCACTCGCCCAGGCCCCGGCCGAACCACCGCAGGAAGCCGAAGCCCCCGCGCCGCCTGACCGCGCAGCCGTTCCGGCTTAAATCAACCCGCACCCCCAGGGGCTAGCGCCCCGCCGCCGGCCCCTGGTGTGCGCCCCGCTCCACCCCGCTCCCAGAAAGGAACCACAGTGCCGCATAGCCCTGATGTGCTGGGTGTCATCGCCCACGCCGAACCCCTCGAACCCATCGCCACCATCCCCACCCGCATCCTCCTCGACGTACGCCTGGTGCCCCTGGCCCGCGTCATCTACGCATACCTCGACGCGGCGAACTACCCCCATCTCCGCACCGTCGACGCCATCGCCCACGCCCTCGACCACGACACCACCGAGATTGAGATGGGCCTCGTGCAGCTCGAGAAGTACGGGTACATCGACAGCGCCGACGCCACCGATGCACTTGGGGAGGTGGAATAGATGCGGCCTGCACGCGTCCAACAGCAGCCTCACCCGGACGGCTCCTACACCATCATCCCCAACGAGCTGATCGACGACCCGGAGCTGCTGCCCCGGGACAAGACCGTCTATATGTGGCTGCGCAGGCACCGTGACGGCTGGCAGGTGACCTACTCGCGGGCTAAGACCGCGCTCGGCATCTCCGGGCCGACGTTCGCCGCAGCCCTGACGGCACTGTGCAAACGTGGGTGGCTGACGCGTCTCGACACCCCGGACGGCGTCGTCTGGGTGGTCAACGTCCGCCTCCGCAACCAGGGCACCGCCCCCGCCCCTGCGGCCACACAGACACCAGAACCGGCCACCACTGCCGCCAGCAGCCCCGCAGAGCACACGGGCGCCCCCTGGGGGCAGCAGCCCGCACCGCCGGCACGCACAGCCCCCAAGAAGCCCGCACCCACCCCGGCCGCGCCGATGTGCTACCTGCCCGACGACTTCGAACCCGCCGCCGCCTCCGTCGCCCAGGTCGCCAAGGAATGCCCCGACGTCAACGTCGACCACGAGCACCGGCTGTTCACCGACCACTGGAAGGCCGAGGGCGGCCCCAACGCGCGCAAACGTGACTGGGACGCGGCATGGCGCAACTGGATGCGCCGCAGGCAGGGGTGGAACGACACCAAGGCCGCCGAGGCCAACGGGCCGCGCATGTACAAAACCAGAGGTGGGCAGGTCTTCGACAACCCCAACGACGCCCGCGTCGCCGGCTGGCTGGAGACGGGGGAGAGGCTCGCCCGCCAGTTTGAGGAGGCGGAGCGAGCCTACGAGCTAGGCCTCGGCCCCAAGCCCTCCCTCCTCGGGTTCGTGGGGGCGTCATGACCGACGACGTACCCGGCCACTACATGCGGCAAGCCACGCGGCTGCTCGGCATGGTGGCGAGCTTCGACCGCTCCATCGGCACCCCCGGTGACGCGATGGTGGTGGCGTGGGCTGCGCAGCTACGGGCCGCAGCCTTCGACAACGAGACCCTCGAGCAGGCCGTCATGCGGGTGTACCAATGGTCCGACGTGCCCAGGAACCCCATCGGCGCGATCTTGCAGGAGGCGCGAGCGGTGCGCAGGGATGCGGCGAAGGGGTCCGCCGTGCGCGCCCTCACCGCCAGTAACTTCACCCCGACCGGTGGGCCTGTCCGTGCCGCGTACGTGGCCCACGGGGCGCTGTGGGTGACGTGCCCGGAGTGTGGCGCGGAGCCGGAGTGGCCCTGTGCGGGGGCTGGTCCCCAGGGGTGGCGGAAGGTGCCGCACGTGGGGCGGATGACGGCAGAATCTTCGCATAAGGGTGATGGTGTGTAGTGGGTAGGGGGTAGCTCTAACCTTGGGCTTTGGTTGGATTTTTACCCCCGCGATGCGTAGATTTGTCGCGCGGATAAGCTACGCGCTAAAGTAACTTATGTTCACAGGGAAGCCCGCCGGGCCAACCAGTGAACACGGGGCCGGCTCCAACACCACGGCCCCCGCCCTTCAACCCCCAGAAAGGGGAACCCCCATGGCCCTCTACGGCATCACCAACCACACCCCCAACGACACCCTCCAGCGCATCTACCTGGAGATGGTCGCAAAGATGCAGGCCCAGGCCCCCAACGTCGACACCGCCATCATCGGCAGCATCGCCGCAACGCTCACCAGCTACCACCTCGAGCAGACGCTGCTCGACACCATCAACGCCCAGGGCGACAACCACAGCCGCCTCGACGCCTACACCTGCATGTCCCGCCACTACACCATGGACGACCTGCGCCGCCGGGGCATCACCCCGCCGAAGCTCACCGGCGACCTCACCGTCAACTACGACACCAACCGTGCCGACGAAGAAAACGTGCCGGTGACCTTCACCTACACCGCCTAACCAGGCACCCCAACAGGGCCGCTAGCCGGGAGGCACACCGGCCCACTCCCACCCCAACCGAAAGGAACCACCCCCATGAACACCGTCCCCCAGCCCAAGCCCACCAACACCACCGCCGCCGAACCCCTCGCCAAGATCCCCACCGCAGACGGGTACCGCATCGTCGCCGCCCCCGCACCCGACGAGCAGGCCCCCATCACCATCATCGCCGCCGAACACCACGACCTCTAACCCCGCCGCCCCGCGCCCCATACCACACGACCGAATGGCAACCGGCTGGGAAGCGATGGGCCGCGATGCAACGCGATGAAACCCCACCCCACCAGCCGAAAGGAAACACCATGAAACTCGACCACAGCCTCCAGATGACCTCCACGACCACGGAGCTGCACCGCATCGCCCACGAGATCGGCACCCAGCTCTGGTGCGACGTGAAGCGCCTCCAGCACGGCCGGCTTCCCGATGACGCCACCGCCCTCGACGAGCTGCACGCGAAGTGGCAGGAGGCCACCGCACGGCTCCGCGACCTGCACCGCGAAGCCCTCGCAGACGGGGCCGACGAATCGGACATCTCCGACACCATCGCCGAAGCCCCCATCAGCTAACCCCCCACCCCACCAGCCGCCCCACACACCAAGGAGACCCCCATGACCACCAGCCACCGCGCCCCCGAGCCAACCACCCCCGCCGACGACACCAGCCGCGCCGAAGTCACCTTCATCGCCACCGCCCTCGCCTTTCTCGTCATCGGCGCTGCCCTGCTGCTGATCGCACAGATCGCAATGCTCATCGCCGGCCCCGGCGTCGCCAGCATCCTCACCGGCTGCTTCGTCGCCGCCACCCTGCTCGCCCTGCTAGCCACCCACCCGATCGTCACCAACCGCTTCGCCGCCGATGACCACCACTGACATGCCCCTGTGCGCCGGCCGCTCCGACGAGTACGAGTGGAACGACACCCACACCACCGACCACAACATCGCCCGCCTCGCCGCCGCCGCCCGCACCTGCGGCAGCTGCCCCGTGTACGACCACTGCCACCGGCTGCTGCTGCACGAACTCCACCACCACCGCCCCTCCGGGGTGTGGGCCGGCCGCGTCGTCAAGGAGGTGTACCCCGACGCCTGGAAGCTCGCCCGCGCTGTCCCAGAGCGCCTCTGGCCCCGCCTCGCGGCCGCCATAGGCATCACCCGCCACCAAGTGCGGGGGCTGGCCAACAACCGCTCCCAGGGGTCCAGGACGGCCCGCCTCGCCGCGCTCTCCGCGTGGGAGGTAAGCCCCGACCCCAGCAGCCGGGAGCGCAGCATCCTCACCGTCAACGGCCGCCTCGTCGGCAGCATCCCCGACACCGCCGTCGCCACGATCGTCAGCGTCGTCGGCACCGACGTCGCCATCCCCACCCCCGAGGAGGTGCCCGCATGAGCCACCAGGCACGCAAGCGCACCAGCACCGGCGCGGTCTACCGCTTCGCCGCCAAGCTCCGCGACAACCCCGGGGTGTGGATGCGGTACCCCACCCGCAGCGCACACCCCTCCCAGACCGTCGTCGCCCCACAGCGCTCCGGCCGCGTCCGCGCCCTCCCGCCCGACCAGTACTGGACCCGGGTACGGAACAACACTGCCGAGGCCGTCTACCAACCAGGCCACGACTACCACCGCGCCGAACGGCACATTCCCTACGCGTACCGAAAGGACCCCCAGAAGTGAACCCCCCAGCAGTACTCCTCGGCCGCCTCACGGCGGACCCTGAACTCCGCTACACCCCCAACAGCGTCCCCTGCGCGACGTTCACCATCGCCTACGACAAGCGCCGCAAGACCGCCGACGGGCAGTGGGAGACCGAGTGCACCACCTTCGTGCGCTGCACCGCGTGGCGCAACACCGCCGAGCAGGCCGCGAAGGCGCTCGCCAAGGGGATGCCCGTGATCGCGGTCGGGGAGCTGTACAACCGCGCCTACGAGACCCGCGACGGGGAGAAGCGGTACAGCCTCGAGTGCAACGTCCAAGACCTCGGCGTCAACCTCCGGTGGCTCAAGGACGACAACGTCGCCAACGGCGGATGGTCTGGCACCAGCGGTGGCGGTAAGCCCTCGCCGGCCGCGCAGGCCTGGAACACGTCCACCAACCCCCAGCAGGGCGGCTTCGCAGGAGGCGACGACGAACCCCCATTCTGACCGGCCGCCGATCCTGCCGTGCGCAGGCAACCCGGTGTACACCGACCCGCCGCCCGTCGCGTTCCACCCCGACGCCCTCGCCGCGATGGATGCGTGCACCGGCTGCCCAGCCCTCGCCCGCTGCGCGGCGCAGGCCCTCCACGCAGGCACCAGCCTCGACGGGCGTACCACCGCCCCCGCCGCCGGAGTCATCCAGGCCGGCGTCTACTGCACCGGGGACGCCGACACGGCCGCCCAACTCGCCGCCATCGCCGGCACCCCAGCACCCCGCTACCAACGGCACCGGCCACGCCCCACCATCCCTCACCACTGCCAGGGGTGCCACAAGCCCCTCCACCCGTGGACGCGCAACCCCGAGCAGATCCCCGAAGGCCACGTGATGCACTACGCGCGGGGGTACTGCACGGGCTGCCGTGCCCGCTACCGCCGCGCAAAGAGGACGACCACATGAGCACCCACCCCCAGCCGACCGGCGTGTACACGATGCCCCTGTCGTGGACCTCCCCGCCGCTGAGCATGAACCACCGCATGCACCACCACCAGAGGGCCGGGCTGGTGCGGGAGATTCGCCACGAGGTCGCCACCCGCGCCCGCGCGCTACGCCTGCCCACCCGCGTGCCCTACGCGGTCGTCCAGCTCCACTACCGGCCCGCCGACAACCGCCGCCGCGACACCGACAACCTCGTCGCCACCCTCAAGCCCATCTGCGACGCGCTCACCCCGCCCACCCGCACCGGCGCTGGATGGCCCCTGGTCGACGACGACGTGCCCCGGCTCATGGCCAAGCCTGAGCCGATCATCCACACCCACGCGCCCGGCGAAAAACCCAGCATGTGGCTGGTCATCGCCACCTTCGCCGAGTCGCTCTACACCTACTGAAAGGAACCACCATGCACCGCATCACCCCCAAGACCATCCACTGCACCTACTTCCTGGAGGCGACCGACTTTGGCAGCCCCCGCATGGGGTGGGACTTCCTGGAGGAGTGCCCCACCCTCGCCGAGGCGGAGGCCCGGCTGGAGGCGCTGGTAGCCCAGGAGGACGAGAACTACCGGGAAGCGGTCGCCCAGGGGGAGGACTGGCCTGTGCGGCAGCGCTACCGCATCGTGAAGTACTCGCAGGAGGTAGTCGCCATCGCCCGCACCGCCCCTGTGGCGACGGTGCGTAAGAGCGGGGGCTTGTGGGAGGCGGACCTCGGCGGCGGCAGGACGCACCAGCTGCGGCTCTGGTGTACGGCACGCCTGCTTGCCGACGCAGCCGCCCACCGGAAAGCGCGCGGATATTAGACGCGCTAGGCCGGGGAGGTGGGGCCAGTCTGGGCGGGGAGGGGGTAGTGGCAACCAGGGAGTTCGCGGATTTCCTTACCCCCACCGCGCGGATATTTGCCGCGCGGATAATCTTCGCGCTAAAGTAACTTACGTAAGCGGGAAGCCCACCGAAAGGAACCCACCCAATGACCACCGTAAACACCACCCCCCAGGCCCTCATCGACACCCTCGCCAACGACCTCGCGAACGCCACCCGCGAAATCCTCGAACTGCGCGACGCTATCGCCCGCGAGCTGGACAGCATCACCGCCTGGACCGAGGCCGGCGAAGCCGCAGCCACCGGCTTCGACGGCACCGCAATCTCCCCGGACCGCATCACCCAGCTGCACTACCAGGCCGCCCGCCAGCGCGAACTCATCGAAATCCTCGCCAAGGCCCACGCCCCCAAGGATCTCATCCACACCACCATCAAGGCCGCCGCCGACAAGTACGCAGCCACCCACTAACCCCACCCCACCCCGCCGAAAGGAACCAACCAATGAACACCACCTACCTGCTCAAGCGACTGGCAGAAGCCACCCGCGAAATCGCCCGCAGCAGCCGCACTATCCAGGCCGGCCTCGACAACACCCTCGAGCGCATGACCAACGGGGTGAGCGCCCACACCACCGCCGGCGGCATCGACCCCGCCACCCTCCAGGCCCACCAGGACGCCGTCACCGAGCAGAAGATGCTGTGCATCACCCTCCACGCCATGGGCATCCCGGACGACGAAATCTCCGCCACCATCCAGCACGCCGCCAGCACTAACTAACCCCCACCCCTCCAAGGCGCTAGCCGCGACGGCACACCGCCCCCAAGGCCTACAGAAAGGAACCCCCATGGCCACCATCACCCACCCCACCAACCTCCGCTCCTACATCGAACTCATCACCGCCGACCTTGGCCCCCAGGCCACCCGCTGGGCGGTAGACGCGGCCCACCTCTTCGCCGAAGCCGACGCGATCGTCCGCCACGTACCCGGGGCGACCGACAACGACCCGCACGTCCGCGCACTCCGCGCAGAGGCCGAGGCACTCGCCGAACGTGTACGTGACGCCGGCGCCAGCCTCAGCGTCATCGCCGACCTCTACCACGCCCACCACGTCTACCGCAGCCCCTTCCGCCCCTAACCCCCACCCTGGCGCTCGTCGCGAGACACACCGCCACTACCCCGCCGAGGCCTACAGAAAGGAACCACCATGTACACCTGCGTACTCTCCGTCACCAAGCACAACCGATACGGCGCGGAGCGCTTCTACACCGGCACCCTCGAAGACATCCGCGCCCAGCTCATCGAAGAATTCTCCCGCTGGCACACCTACCAGCCCGAGGACTTCGCCGACCAGTGGGAGGCCGTCTACCCCACCGACGTTAGCGAACTCGACGAAGGTGAAGTGCCGCCCACTCCCCGCAAACTCACCCCCGAGCTGCTGAAGGAGCTGGCCGTCGCTCTGCTGGACGCGCCCACCGGCCACGCCACCATCAGCGCGGGGCGAGCGGATATCTCCATTCCCGCCTGCACCCCCGAACGCGAACTCCCCCCGCTTAAAGCCGCCATCACCCAAGACTGGCTCATCCTCGCCCTCACCACCGACTGCGGGGCACTGTGGCTCAACATCAACACCACCTACGCCCACGGGCTCGCCCGCCTCCTCGAGGCCGCCGCCGGGGGCAGACGCCACCAGGCCATCGCCCTCCGCCACTGCGAATCCGGCGAAGACCCCGGCGACCGCATCCTTGTCACCGCCGACACCTTCGACCAACTGTGCAGCCTCGGATTCAGCTCAGGCACACACATCTCCTGCGCCATCACCTTCGAAATCGGATGCGACGACGCCCTCACCCTCGCCACCGCCATCCGGGACGTCATGGGCGAACAGACCGCCACCAACTAGGTGAACACTCAAAACCGCCCCACCCCAGAAAGCAGCCCCCAAGTGAACCCTCTCGACCTCCTCGCCGCCTTCGCCTGCCTCGCCTGCACCATGCTCCTCGCCGCCTGGGTGCTCGACCTCATCGGTAAGGACTAGCGCCGATGAACCACACCCACACCTGGCAGATCCGCACCCCCGTAGCCGGCCGCGACGGGCACACCCAAACCTTGGCCGCACGCCGCGACGGCGACCGCATCACCCTCACCGTCACCGACTGGCGCGGAGTCCGCGTCGGCCTATGCCTCACCCCCACCGACCTCGACGCCGTCGCCACCATCCTGGCAGACGCCGCCGCCCACTGAAAGGAACCGCCATGCTCCCCATGTACAAAACCCCATTCCCAGTGTCCCCCAAGTACGACGCCGCACTGGAGAAGCTCACGACAGTCGTCGAGCTGCTCTACGACGCGGCCGAAGTGATGGCCGGCCTGGCAGACAGCACGCGGCACACCCTCGCCGTCGGATCGGACTTCAACGACTGGGCCGAGGAGCTGACCTTGTGGGCGAAAGACGTCCAGGAGGGGCTGGGGGAGTACGCCAGCTTCCGGGGTTCGCTGATCGGCCTCACCCTCGACGACGTCAAAAAGCACATCGGCCACAGGGTCACCCTCGACAACGCCCGCACCCCCAAGGGGCGTGGCGGCACGCTCAAGGCCTATGCAGGCGGCATCTGCACCGTCACCACCGACGACGGCGACACCCGCACCGTGCTCCCGCACCACGTCTTCTACGACCACGATCCCTACACCCCGCCGGCGCGGTAGCCCCACCAGAAAAGGAGAAAGCAATGAGCGAAGTGCGAACGATGATCAGCGGCTTGCAGCTGAAACTCAACAGCACAACCTCGAGCCACATCTACACCGTGTTGATTGAATTTGGTCCCTTTGATGGATTCTACGTCAGCGTGATCACGGAATACGAAGAAGCCCTGGCCCTGGACCTGGAGAGCATGAAGATGCTGCGCGACGCATTGACCAAGATGATCGACATTAAAGAGGGGGAGCAGAAATGAGCGGCTTGACCCGCGACGGGTACGGCTGGCACCTCGCGTGCACGGATAGCGAGCACCTCACCGGCGAGAAGTACACCGTGCACGTCACCGCCACGCAGCTCGGCACGGTAGGCGTAGCCCTCGCCGTGCCAAGCGCCAGCGGCAGCGTACGCACCTGCCAGGCGGTGCTCTCCACCACCGAGGTGCCCGCCCTCATCCGCGCACTGCAAGAGGCCTGCCAGGTGTCCGTCGAAGCGGAGGACGCCCCGTGAGGATCCAACAGCAGGGCAGCAGCCTGGTCACCCAGCTCCACGTGTGGACGGCCGCAGCCGTGGACGTCATGGGCGGATACGGCCCGGACCTGGAACCCCAGGTCTCCCTCGAAATCAGCCCCAGCAACGGCCGCAGCTTCGAAATCACCATGAGCGGCGACGAAGTCGCCGCCCTGCACTACATGCTGGGCGAGACGATGCGCTGCTACGACATCGACCCGTGGGAGGAGGACTAATGTGCGACACCCCGTTCATCCCCACCACGGAGGGCCGCATCTGGGCCGAGGTGCACTGCAACGGCGAAGCACAGATCTTCATCGACGATGGCGTGCTCACCGACTCGGTCACCATGCGGGTAGAAGACGCCGAGAAATTCTTCACCGCCGGCTACGAGATGTTCCACTCACCCCAGCCGGGGGACACCCCGTGAACTGGCCCGAGATCGCCCTCCTCGCCTCCGGTGGCGTGTGCAGCATCATCGTCCTCGCCTACGGGGCTACAGCCGTCGCAGCGGGGCTAAAACCCCTCTGGGAAATGCGCCACCGCACCCCGCCGCGCACCATAGTGCGAACCCACTGGTTCGACTCCATCAGATGCGAGAGCGACGGCAACGAGGTGCGGGTCACCTTCACAAGCCGCGACGAGGCCCACACCTGGCACTTCCCCCACGACGTCGCCGCAGGCATCGCCCGCCAGCTCGCCGAAGCCGCTACCCCCACCCACGACTAGGAGACCCCCATGTACAACCCCTACAAGGACGACGCACCCACTAAGGGGAGTTCCCTCGCCGACCACATCCTCTACACCCGCCACCGACTCCGGAAGGCGGCCGACAACCTCACCGACCTCACCGACGATATCGACACCGCGCTTGCCGACAAGGGAAGTATGGGCACGATGTGGAACTCCACGCTGCTGACGTTCCGTGAACACGTAGACGCCTACCTCAAAACCTTTGAGCACCTGAGGGCGCTGGAGGCCTACGCCGCCACTCTCCCGCCGGGGGCATCCTAATGGCCCGCGTGACCCTGCGCTCCCTTGAGTGGCCAGACGACGAAGACGCAACCCCCGTGTTCGGTGGCGTCACCCTCACCGTGGGCACCAGGCCCGACCGCGAAACTGAAAACATCTGGGCATCGTTCAAGCTCAGCAGCAAGACCGACGGGTGGGCAGTCACCTACGAAGCCCGAGAGACCCCGAATGCGGTGGGCCGGATGGGCGTGGCAATCCGCGAAGCGCTCCGCGACGCCGATACCAGGCGCACGAAAGAAACCCACGTCGGCAATGGCAAGCAGCTGTACGTCGTAGCGTGGGCCATGAAGTGGGGTAGCAGCAAAGTTGTGCACGTGGGCATTCGCGAGGCCTTCGACACGGAAGGCACCGCAGAAATGGGCACCGTCCTCCCCCTCACATCCGCCTACCGCCTAGCCGACATTCTGGACCCACCCCCTGATGCCCAGTAGCCCCCGACCGTAACCCCACCAACTGAAAGGACACCTCATGCCTACCGCCCCCACCTTTGAAGTCGTCGACGCCCTGCCAGGCAAGAAGTACCGCGCCCGCCGCGTCGCCGTCGAGCAGCTCACCGCCCTACGCGACACCTGCCTCGCCAACCCCGGCGAGTGGGTCAAGGCCACCCCGCAGCAGCTGCGCCCCGACCTCGACGCCCAGGAAATCGCGCGCCGCAAAACCCTCATCGCGGGCTTCGTCTACCGCGTCAACTCCAAGGCCGCACCCTTTGACGACGGATACGAATACGAAGCTGTGCAGCGCGCCGACAGCATGTACGTCCGCGTCGCCACCGAAGAAGACGAGGCCTAATGCTCACCACACTCCCACCCGCACGCGAGCGCGCAGGCACCCCACCGCACCTCGCGGAGTCCTACACGGCGCACCTGGCGCACACCTGGCTGGAAGTCGTCCGCAAGGAGGACGACGAAGCCGAACTCCTCATCACACCCCCACACCGGCCCCTCGAACACCTCTGCCGGCTGCGGCTCACCCGCAGCGAGGTGGGCGACCTGATCGACGCGCTGTCCGACTACTACTACGACGAGGAGCACTAAATGCAGCTCCCCGGCGGCCGCACCATCGTGTACGCCCACGACGTCACCATGCCCAGCCTCCTTGGCCCCCAGGAGACCACCGCCACCGTCGTGCTCTGCGACGACGGCACCTACGGGGCGCTCATCAACACCGGCTGCCGGGGATGCGAATACGTCCCCATCAGCCCCCGGATGATCGCCTGCCTCCACGACCTCATGGGGGCGATCCACGCGCGCACAGAACAGGATCACCCCCAAGCATGAACCCCACAGCCACCACGTGGAAGGCCCCCAGCCCACCACCCACAGCCACCGCAGCACACCCCAACCCGGGAGACGACGCAGCAAACCCCATGACACCCACCCGCACAAACACCCTCATCCTCGCAGGAGCCGACACCCCCAACGGCACCCTCATCGGATGCCCCGAAGGCCTCCCCTGGCACATCCCCGAAGACCTCCGCAAGTTCGCCCACCTCACCGCAGGCAAACGCATCATCATGGGCCGCCGCACCTGGGAGAGCCTCCCCCGCAAACCCCTCCCCAAGCGCGAGAACATCATCCTCACCACCACCCCGGCAGGGGAGTGGAGCAGCGGAGCCACCACCATCGACACCCCGGAAAAGATCCCGCCCGGGAGCATCATCATCGGAGGTGCGGAAACCGTCGCCGCCACCATCGACACCGTGCACACCATCCACCTCACCGTGGTAGACAGCAAGACGCTTGAAGAGCCGCCCAGTGGCTGGGGCACCTACCTCCCCGCCGGGATCTTCAAGGCGTTCACCGCCTACCACTCCAGCGGGTGGATGCCCCACGACGACAGCGCGCCCAAAGTCCTCCACACCCGGGACGTCCTCCTCGTCGCCAAGGGGTGGCCACAGGCCGCACACGACGAAGCCCTCCGCATCACCCGCGCCACGTAGAAGGGGCGCATGGTGGGGTGCGAAGGGTGAGGTAGGGGAGATGTTTGCCTGCGGATAATCTACGCGCTAAGATAAGTTACATCAGAAAGGAGGTGAAACATGAACCCTGACACCTTTAACCAGGTCAAAGAAGCCCTGGAACTCGGCGGCAAAGCCATCACGACCGTAGCAGGTCTGTGGCTCGCCTTCCGAGCACTTCGCATCAAGGACCGCTCCGTGACCCTCGCCGAAAAGCGTGAAGAACGGAAAGCCCGCCGCGAAGAAAAAGAAAACGGCTAGACTCCCAACCAAGACAGACTAGCCGCCGGCCCCTCCCCCGTTACGGGGGAGGGCACACCGGGCAACAGAATAGCCCCCAGCGAAAGGAACCCCCAAATGTCCACCACGCTCAGCCCCGCCCGGAAAAACATCAACGCCACCATTCTCGCCCTCTCGATCATCCCCCTCTGGCTCCTCGCAGACTTCGGCCTCAGCGTCGCCGCCCACCACATTTACCCCGCGTGGATGCTGGTGCCAATCATCATCATGCTCGGCTACCTCTACGGTGCCATCACCCACTGGCAGCGCTAACCCCCACACCCCTCAGCCCCCGCGAACCCCACGCGGGGGCTTTTTAACGCCCGCGCCACCCGCCGGCGGCCAAACTGACCGCGCCCCCACCCGTGACACCATGCGGCCATGACCGCTCCCAACACCACAGGCAGCCCCGAAACCCACCCCCTCAACGACCTCCACACCTACCACCGCAACCCCCGACGCGGCGACACCACCGCCATCGCCGACAGCCTCGCCGCCAACGGCCAATACCGGCCCATCGTCGTCAACAAGGGCACCCACACCGGCCGCCCCATGGAAGTCCTCGCAGGCAACCACACCCTCGCCGCCGCCCGCCTCCTCGCCGAAAACAACCCCGACGACGAACGCTGGCACACCATCGACTGCTGGGTGATCGACGTCGACGACGAAGCAGCCACCCGCATCGTCCTCGCAGACAACCGCACCGCCGACCTCGGCACCTACAACGACGACACCCTCCTCCAGCTCCTCGAATCCATCGACCACGACCTCGACGGCACCGGCTACAACTACGACGACCTCGACGACCTCCGCGCCCTCGCCGAAGACACCCTCCCCGAACCCCCCACCGCACCCACCCTCCCCGTCGCCACCGAAATCGACGGCACCATCGACCCCAGCAAAGCCGCCATCGACAGCGCCCCCAACGCGCCCCTCGCCGAAGGCCTCAGCACCTCCCACTCCGACGCCGACAAAGCCGCCACCTACGCCGAACGCGGCAGCCGCATGCTCGTCCTCAGCTACGACTACGACACCTACACCTGGGTAGTCGAACAACTCGCCGCCTACGCCACCAACCACGACGACTGCGACGACTCCAACGCCGCCATCGTCATCCACCTCCTCGCCGCCGCCAACAACACCCCCGCACCCACCCAGGAACCCTAACCCCATGCCCGACTACACCATCCTCCACGCCAAACGCGTCTGCAGCCCCGACGAAGCCTCCACCCTCATCGGAGACACCGTCCCCGACCGCCAACCCACCGTCAGAGGCAACGTCGTCATCCTCGACGCCGACACCGGCCGCCCCGTCGCCGCCCAACTCAAAATCACCGGCGCAGCCCGCCTCCGCCAACAACTCCACACCCTCAAATTCGGCACCCTCCAGCGCTCCAACAACTACAACAGCCGATCCCAAACCTTCGGCTACCGGCCCCGCCGCCCCCTCCGCCTCCGCGAAAACTGCGACACCGCCCGCGCCACCATCGACCACCCCGACATCCAAACCGAACTCGACCACATCGGCGACCAATGCGCAGCCCTCCTCGCCGACTACTCCCCCGAACTCGTCCGCGAAGACCGCACCGAACTCGCCGACGTCCTCCCAGAATGGAAAATGGGCGAAGCCAAACTCTGGACCAGCGGCGTCATCAACGACACCGCCCAACTCCCATACCACCGCGACAACTTCAACTACCCCGTCGTCTCCGCCATGCCCGTCCTCCGACGCCACACCAGAGGCGGCCACCTCCACCTCCCCGAATACGACCTCGTCCTCCCATGCCAAGACTCCACCGCGAGCTTCTTCAAAGGAAAAGAACTCGTCCACGGAGTCACCCCCATCACCCGCCTCACCGAAGACTCCTACCGGTACAGCATCGTGTTCTACGCGCTCCAAGGCATGAAAGACTGCTTCACCCACGCCCAAGAAACAGCACGAGGCCAGCGCAAACGCACCGAACGCGAACGCGCCATGGCCCAACGCCTCGCCAACGGCGACTACAACATCCCCACCTAAGGACACCCCGCATGCCCCGCACCCTCCCTGTGCACCAAACCACCGAGCAACGCCAAGCCGACTTCGTCCGATGGCACCGCAAACAACTCGCCGCCGGCGACAGCGACCCCCACTACCCCGTCATCACCGGAGTCGGCGAAGCCCTCGGCTCACGCGAACACACCGCCTGGCTCCTCCTCCGCCACACCGGCTTCTACCACATGGGCAGCACCCTCCGCTCCTACGCCGAAAGCCCCGGCCCACACCTCCCAGACACCCACCTCGCCTACCCCACCGGCACCGAACGCCGAAACCACCGCGTCCCCACCCGCTTCCGCAAACACTGGACCAGCCTCCTCCACCACATCGACAACCACGGCGGCCCCATCCAGTGGCTCACCCCACCCCACACCGGCACACGCGGCTGGCAAGAAATGATGAACCGCGCCCTCGCCGTCTGGGGAAACGGCCGCTACTTCGCCTACAAGGTCGCCGAAATGTCCGCCTGCTGCCTCGGCACCCCCATCAACGCCCCCGACGCCTGCCACGACGGCTCCTCCGGCCCCCGCAAAGGCCTCCAAGACATCTACGGCCCCCAGCCGAAAGACAACACCCCCGAGACCATCCGCCACCTCGACGCACTCACCGAGCAACTCCGCGCCGCAGCCGGCCAACCAGACGTCGCCCGCATCGAAACCAGCCTCTGCAACTTCCACTCCGCCCACAAAGGCCGCTACTACATCGGGCAGGAAATCGACGAGCAACTCGAACAACTCACCGCAGTGCCCAGCCCCCTCACCGAAGTCGCCCTCAACGTCCGCCGCAACACCTTCCCCCACGAATACCTCGGCGAACTCCACGGACGCCACACCATAGACCGCGCACGCGGACGCATCTACCGCGACACCGGCCACATGATCGAACGACACTAACCCCCATGCAGCTCATCTACCTCATCGGCCCGCCCGGCGCAGGCAAAAGCACCACCATGCGGCGCATCACCGCCCACCTCGACCGCACCCCCATGCCCAAAGACCAATACCCCGCCCGCGACGCACTCTTCGACAACGGCACACTCTGGGGCATCGAACTCGGCGCACGACGCCCCACCTTCTCCGGGACCGACGCACTCCCCATGAACGCCAACACCGCCGCCTGCAACTACCTCACACACGCCCCCGAACAACCCCCCACCATCCTCGCCGAAGGCGCACGCCTCGCCAACGCGAAGTTCCTCACCACCGCCACCAAGGCCGGATACGACACGCACCTCGTCTACATCGACAACCCCCACGCGCGGCAATGGGCGCTCGACAGGGCAGCAGCCCACCACACCACCCCCCAATCCGAATCCTGGGCGAAAGGCCGCGCCACCGCCGCCCGTAACCTCGCAGCCCGCCCGCCCGCAGGCGTCACCGTCCACACCGTCACCCACCCCGACGCGGCAGCCGACACGATCGCCGCGATCCTCCGCACCTGACCGCACCCCCCAAGGTGCTGGGATACCTCACGCCTACACGCGCCCGATAGCCCCGGAGAAGGAGTAAGGCAAACCCCATGGGTAAACGCAAAAAGAACGTACCCAAAGACCACGAACGCGCCGAACGAGCAAAGCGCGCCCTACAGATGCGCCTAGCAGGCGCAACCTACGCAGAAATCGGGCAGGTGCTCGGCATCAGCCAGGGCACCGCGTGGAAAGACATAGCCAGGGAAATCCGGGCTATCCCCGCCACCGAGGCCACTGAACTCCGCCAACTCGAACTCGCCCGCCTCGACCGCCTCCAACGCGCAGTCTGGGAGGACGCGGTGGGCGGCAACCTCCGCGCCGTCGACAGGGTGGTGCGCATCATCGAGCGGCGCGCCCGCCTGCTAGGCCTCGACTCCATCCAGGTGGAGGCGTCCGTCGACGTGCGGGAGGCCATCCGGGATGCCGTCGCCACCTTCACCCCGGAGTTGGACGACACCCCCACCCTGCCTGACCCGATGCCCGACCCCCTGGAGTAAACGTGCCGTTGTCCGCCCGCCAGAAACAGGCGCTCGCCCGCTCGACCGCGCCCGTGAACCTCTGGTACGGCAGCGTGCGCGCCTCCAAGACCCACGCGTCGCTGTGGTGGCTGCTCGCCCGCATCGCGGGGCACGAGGGGGACGGGGCGGTCATCATCGTCGGGTTCAGCCGCGACACAATCTGGCGGAACCTTTTCGTGCCGCTGCTGTCGCACGACGACTTCGCGGTGGTCGCCCCGCACATCAAGTACAAGCAGGGTGCGCCAACGGCACGAATCCTTGGGGTGGAGGTGTCCGTCATCGGCGCGTCCGACGAGCGGTCCTGGCAGCGGATTCAGGGCATGACGGTGGCGACGTGCCTTGGCGATGAGGCGGTGACGTGGCCGCAGTCGTTTTGGGACATGCTGCTCACCCGCCTGTCATTGCCGGAGTCGTCGCTGCTGGCGACGTGTAACCCCGGTACCGGGTCCCACTACTTGAAGACCACGGTGGTGGACCGGGCCACGGACCCCGACATTCACGTCGAGCGGTTCCTGCTGCACGACAACCCGTGGCTTCCCCGCTCCTACGTTGAGCGCCTGGAGCGCACCTTCACCGGACTGTTCTACCGGCGGATGATTCTCGCGGAGTGGGTGGCCGCCGAGGGCGCGGTGTACGAGTGCTGGGACCCTGAGCAGATGCTGGTGCCGGATGCCCAGGTGCCGGAGCTGGAGCAGATCCTCGCCGTCGGCATCGACTACGGCACCAACCACCCGACAGCAGGCTACGCGCTCGCGGTGGGGGTGGACGGCCGCCTGTGGGTGGTGGCCGAGTGGTCGCCGAACTTGGAGACGGGGGCGCACCGCCGGTTGACTGACGCCCAACTCGCGGACGACTTGCAGCGGTGGCTGCGGGGCCTCCCCGCACCCCCAAGGTTTATTTACTGCGACCCGGCGGCCGCGTCGTTCCGGGAGGAGCTGCGCGCCCGCCACATCGTCACCCACAAGGCCGACAACCGGGTGCTGGACGGCATCAGGACGGTGGACTCGCTGCTCGTCAACCGGCAGCTGGTGGTGTCGGACGTGTGCGAGCACCTGCCGGGGGAGCTGTCGTCGTACCGGTGGGATGCGAAGAAGGCTGCGCGGGGTGTGGACGCCCCCATCAAGGAGAACGACGACCACGTGGATGCCCTGAGGTACGCGGTCGCGTCGTGCCGGCACGTGTGGCGCAAGTTCATCACCCTGGGGGACTGACCGCACTGGGGTGTGTGGTGCCGTGGGTGCATGAGTATGCCCGCACCGAACACCCCGTGGCCGCCGGAGGCTGTTGCCGACGCGTTTACCCAGATCGCCGCAGACAGTGCCTGGCTGTCAGGCGACATGGACCGCATCCGGGCGCGTGCCCGTGCCCCACGCCAGCAGGCGGCGAGCACCCCCTGGCAGTTCAACGGTGGCCTCGGGGGTGCGGCCGCCCGCGCGGTGTACGGCAAGCCGCGCCGCACCCCGGGGTCGGCGACGATTGACCGGCATCTGCCGGTGCCGTTGGCGGTGTGCGCCGCGTCGGCGAACCTGCTGGTGGGTACCCCGCCGGCGATCACCCTGCACCCGGAGGACGAGGCGAATGCGGAGGCGGAGCAGCTGCTCGTCGAGGAGACCACCACCGACGAGTGGGCGGCCCAGCTGACCCGCGCCGCCATGTACTGCGCCGGCCTGGGGTGGGTGTTTGGCCGGGTGGTGTGGGACACCGAGGTGCGGCCCACCCCGTGGGTGGAGTGGGTGGACGCCGACCGGGGTGTGGTGGAGTGGCGGCATGGGCGGCCGGCGGCGATCACTTTCTGGGATGCGTTCGAGGACCCCGAGGGCCGGCGGGGTGGGGTGTGGAGGCTGTTGCAGCGGCACACCCCCGGCCGGATTGACTACGCCCTCTACCGGGGCAGTGGGGACAACCTGGGGCAGCTGATGCCGTTGACGGAGCACCCGAGCGCGGCGTTCCTCGCCGACCTTGTCGACGCCGAGGGTGGGGTGCGGACGGGTACCGCCCACATGACTGCGGTACTGATCCCCAACATTGATGGCAACCCGACGTGGCGTGACCGGCCGCAGCTGCGCGGCCTTGGGTTGTCCGATATCGCCGCCGCCGGCGACGTGTGGGCAGACATCGACAAGATCTACACGGACCTGCTACACGAGGTGGATTCCGCCCGCGCCCGCCTGCTGGTGTCGGAGGAGTACATGCAGGATGCGGGGCCGGGGCGGGGCCTGTCGTTCGACTGGGGGCGTGACGTGTGGCCGCTGGCTACGACGGGACTGGATGGTGGGTCCACGATTCAGCAGGTCCAGTTCCAGATGCGTGTAGCCGAGTACGAGCAGGCCTTGCAGGTGGCGACGCGGCGGGCGTTCGACGCGGTGGGGCTGTCGCCGATCACGGTGGGGCAGGACCCGGGGCAGGGGGCGATGACGGCGACGGAGATTCGTGCCCGGTCCACGGCGACGCTGAACACGTGGAGGCGGAAGGCCCGCATGTGGCGTGCTGGGTTGTCTCAGCTCGTCACCGCGTGGGTTGGTGTGGATGCTGCCCTGCGGGGGTACGCGCCGTTGACGCGGCCGGTGAACGTGGCGCTGACGGAGCCGGTGCAGGACACGGAGCTGGACAAGGCGCAGACGCTGCGGGAGCTGCGGGACGCTAGGGCGGTGTCGACGGAGTACGTCGTGGAGCGGATGCACCCGGAGTGGACGCCGGAGCAGTGTGCCACCGAGGTGCAGCGCATCCGCGCGGAGGAGGCCGGCGGGGGAGACCCCTTGGGGTTGATGCCCCCGGATGGGATGTAGGACGAGCAGGGTAGAGGAAGGTTGGCCGGGGTGGATTACGAGTTTGCGGAGCTGCTAGGTGCGGTGTACGCGGCGGCCTCGGTGGAGATTACGGCCGCGCTGGCGGATGCGGTGCGCCGGGAGGCTGCGGGTACTGCCGAGTACCTGGGGCGGCAGGGTGTGGGTGTGGCGGCGTTGCGGCGGCGCGTAGAGGGCATCCTGCGGGAGGTGCAGCAGGGTACCGGGGAGCTGACGGAGGAGGCGCTGGGGCGGGCCTACGTGGAGGCGTTCTGGGAGACCAGTGGTGGGCAGCTGCCGCAGGGGTTCTCCCACGCCGGGCTGGTGCAGACGGTGCGGGAGGTGCGGGAGGCTGTGGCGGAGCAGCATCGGGCGATCCTGCGGAGCGTGGAGGGGGTGTACCGCAGGGTGGTGGCGACGACGTTGGCGGTGTCGATGCCGCAGGCGCAGACTCGTGTGCAGGTGATGCAGGCGGCGCTGGACCGGTTCGCCGATGAGGGTGTGGATGGGTTCCGCGACAAGCTGGGCCGGCGGTGGGGTATCGACTCGTACGCGGAGATGACGGTGCGTACGGGGATGAACCGTGCCCGGAACTTTGGGCGCGTGGAGGGCTACCGGCAGCGCGGTGTGGGCCTGGTGTTGGTGTCCCGGCACAAGGGGTGCTCGGACCTGTGTTTGCCGTTCCAGGGCCGCCTGCTGGCGGTCTCGGGGCCTGCTGGGCGCAGGGTGGTGGAGGATCCGGCGACGGGCGCGCAGGTGGAGGTGGAGGCGGTAGCCACGTGGGACGACGCGTTGGCGGCCGGCTACCACCACCCGAACTGCCGACATACGGATAGTGCGTATGTGCCGGGGATGCGGGTGGAGCCGCCGGCGGAGCAGCCGGAGGGGGAGTATGAGGCGACGCAGCGGCAGCGGTACCTGGAGCGGGGTGTGCGGCGGTGGAAGCGGCGTGAGGCTGCGGCGTCGACACCAAGTGAGCGGGCGTATGCGCGTGGGAAGGTGCGTCAGTGGCAGGGGCGTGTGCGGGAGCATGTGGCGGCCCATGAGGGGCTGCTGGTGCGCCGGTATGACCGTGAGCGGTTGTGGCGTGGGCGTGCTGGTGTGCGGGAGTCGTTGAAGGGCTTCGAGGCGGAGGCGTTGAAGGCGATGCCGCCGATGCCCGCTTCGCCTGCCGTGGGGCAGCTCGCCCCGTGGCCTGAGCGGCGTGCGCCGCAGCTGACGGACGCTACCGCCCGTGCGCTGGCGTCTGTGTCGGCGGAGGGCGGCGCGGAGGGCTACTACGTGCGGGGTATTGCCGCGCGCGTCTACGGTGTCGACGGGGACGAGCTGGCGGCCCGTATGGCGAAGGCTGGGGCGATGGGCGATGCGGCTGAGGCTCGTGCGCTGCTGGAGCGGGAGTTCTTTGAGCTGGACGTTCCCACCTACGATCAGGCCGCCCACTCGGTGGTGCTGCTGGGGCAGTTGGGTGTGCCGGAGGCCCAGGCCCAGATGTTGTCGATCCTGCGCGACGAGCTGGGTGTGCCCCCGGCAGAGTTTGGGCAGGTGCTGATGCGAGGCGGCGAACGTGCCGCCAAGGCATTTGCCGAGCTGCCGGATAAGGCACACATTAAGCACAAAAAAGTCAGGTGGGATCCGGATGAGATGAGAGAGGCGCTGGCGTGGCGTGATGCTGACTTTGCGTTCGACGACTACGCGGCGCTCAGCCGCGTGGCGGGTCGGGGGAGGATCGCGGTTGACGATATCCGTCACCCGGTCAGCGGCCGCCTAGAGTGGGAATTCACTAGTGGGGAGAAGACCCCTGGGCGGTTCACTAAGGCCCCGATGGCGACCTTTGGTGCCAATGGTGAAAACGCGTCGTGGGGCCAGGGGCACCTGGTGCTCACTCCTACGGAGGCGGCGGACCATGAGCTGCGGTACATCGCGCAGCTCCGCACCGCTGGCTACCACGGTGACCACTCGGAGGCCTTGGAGGGCTGGGCGAGGCGGCACCGGATGCCGGTTGACGACGCGCACTTCAAGGTCGCGTTGATGGAGAACGACCTCTACGGTGTGGGCGGTACTCCGGGGTCTGGCCTACGTGACGGGGCGGTCGCCGAGGCGCGCGCGGAGCTGGCAGCCCGTGGGCGGAAAACGTGGGACTGGAACGAGCGCCGCCTGGTGGACGACACTGGGGAGTTTCGCCGAACCTTGGATGAGACACCGGTCCAGTGGAGTGATGAAAAGTTCGCGAGGGTGTTTGCGACGCGTTACCAGGCGGAGGCTTCGCGCCTGCCGCTCGAGGAGTACAAGGCGACCAAAACCTACACTGGCCCCGCCTACCAGGATATCAACGGTAGCGAGCGCGAGAGTCACGGTACGGTCCACCACGAAGCGGCGGCGGGCATCGATCGCGCCATCGAGGCGTCCCCCCGCCTCGACCGGAGTGTCACGGTGACGCGCGGAACCCGTGGGGGCCAGTTTGCTACCACGTGCGTTGACAGCCCTGGCAGGGTGTTCGACGCCGAGGCGGACCCGCAGTCTATCGTGGGGCACGACTTCATCGAGTACGGGTACATGTCCACCAGTGTGTCCGCAAACCCGGCCATGTCGAAAGAGATCACGATGGTGATCGAGGCGCCGGCGGGCACCAAGGGGATTTATCTCGACGCGGGTAAGTTCGGCTCCACACCAGTCACCGACGTTCCTGGCGAGCGGGAGTTCCTGCTGCCCCGGCAAACTGTCTTCACGGTGAACCGCGTGGAGCAAAATAGGGGAGGTATAATTGCGTTCTGCACAGTAAAGGAGCAACGTGTCTAACCCCCCTGTTTCGTTCTTCGACGTCGACGGCCCCGCCTGGGTGTACGTCGTGAGGGTTCTAGAGCCTCGCGACCCGAACTACCCACCGGAGGTGTTTGCCGTGGCCTTCTTCGAGGAGGATCGGTGGTGTACGTTCCTGCCTACGGGTGAGACGCTGCCACCGCTGACAACGGCCGGCGAGTCGCCGGTGCCGTGGCCAGACGACCGGCTGGCCCAGTGGTGTGAGGACACTGTCTGCGAGGTGGTCGACCAGGCGTGGGTTGCCGATGCCACCGAGCTGTGGAAAGCACACGCCTTCCTGGCAGACGGGGAGGTACTGTGCATGATGAAGGCACAGAACTCTACTTTTGATGGCTACATCGACGAGGGCGACAGGATCTTCGACAAGTGGATCGGTGACGTGACTCCGGAAATGATGAAAACCTGGGCCTGCCCATCGATTGACGACTACGACGCCGAGCGTGAGGCCATGCGGAAGCGCATGGAGGCGTCCCCCGAGTTGAGGGCGCTTTACCTTGAGTACCTCGCGAGGGAAGGCTTCTATGTGTTCGACGTCCTCGGGGTTGACCGCGAATACCCGAACTGGCCGGTGCGCCGGTGGGCCGGAATGCGGGCTCGGAGGCTCACCCCGCCGCCGAATTACCCAGAGCTGTACCCAGACCTGCAACGTATCGTCCCGGTCGACAGCTTCACCTACACCCCGCTCTAAGCGTCACCCCATAGCCCGCCCCACCCCCCAGGGGCGGGTTTTCTCATGCCCACACCCCGGCACACGCACCGCCAACTGACCGCACCCCCACCCATGGCATCATGCGGCACGTGGCCCCCACCCCTCCACACGGCGGGGCGGCGGCAACGGTGTGACAACGGTTCAGCGTGCACTGCCCCGGAATCACACACCCCACCGCAACCCCGCACCAAGGGGCCGGGGCCACACCCCCCACCTATCACCCCCACCTGCAAGGGAGCACACCTGTGGACGCTGATGCTGACAACACCACCCCCGTGACGGAGGACGCCGCGAGCGAAGGGCACGGCACGGTCGAGCAGGGAGACGGCTCGCCCGCACCCGACACGGGACGCCCCGAGGCTGGTTTGGAGCACCCCGAGGGGCACGGTGACGACAGTGCCGGCGACGAGCAGGTGAAGAAGCTCCGCGCCGAGTCGGCCCGGTATCGCACTGGGCTGCGCGACGCGGAGAAGAAGCTCGCGGAGCAGGAGGCCCGCCTGGAGTCCCTCATGGAGGGGCTGTCCCGGCTGGCTGGGGGTGATAGTGGGGAAGACGTTTCCCCGGAGGAGCGGATCGCCGCGTTGGAGCGTGAGCGTGATGAGGCTACGGCCCGCCTCCGGGACTATGCGGTGACGCAGGCGGTGCAGGCCGCCGCCCAGCGTGCCGGAGCTGATGCTGCCCTTGCCGTGCCGCTGGCGCGTGGGCTGGGGCGGCTGGATGCGCTTGACCCGCAGGCCGATGACTTCGACGCCCAGGTGGCGGAGGTGATGGAGTCTGTGGTGGCTGAGCACCCGCAGGTACGTACCCAGGTGGTAGCCCGTACTAGTGGCGTGCAGGCCGAGCCGTCCCCGGAGAGGAAGCCGGGGGTGGTGACGCCGGAGCAGTTGGCCGAGTGGGCTGCTGCTGGCCGGTGGGACGAAATCAACAAGGCGGCCCGGGAGGGCCGCGTCGAAGCCTAGGAGGCAAACATGGCTATCACCACAGCAGGTATCACCCCGTTCATTCCCGAGGTGTGGGCTGCGGCCCTGATGGAACCTTTCGAGAAGTCCCTGGTGTACGGGCAGGCGTCCATCGTGAACAGCACCTACTCGGGGCAGGTCGCCCAGGTTGGTGACACCGTCCACGTGGGGCAGATTGGTGCGCCGACGGTGCGCGCCTACGACGCGAACGCGGACCTGGAGATCGAGGACCTGACGGTCACCGATGCGACGCTGACCGTGGACCAGGGCCAGTACTTCGCGTTCCGCGTGGAGGACGTGTCCGCGTTGCAGGCGGCCGGCCCGCTGAAGGACCCGGCTACCCGTCAGGCGTCCATCGCGCTGCGCGATGGCGTGGACCGCTACCTGGCGGGCGTGCTGAAGAAGGACGCGAAGACGAAGCTGGGCGCGGTGAAGGTTGTCGACGATGACCCGCAGCGTGTCGGCGAAGGCCAGCAGTCCGCCTACAAGACGCTGGTGAAGATGGCGGCGGCGCTCAACCAGGAGTCCGTGCCGACCGACGGCCGGTTCTGTGTGGTCGGGTCCGGCTTCTACTCGGCGCTGATGATGGACCCGCGTTTCACCCGCGTCGACGGTTCCGGCACGACCGAGGGCCTGCGGAACGGCATCGTTGGCCGCGCCTTGGGTATGGACATCCTGGTTTCCAACAACGTGCCCGTCAACGGCAAGAAGGAGACCATCATCGCGGGTGTGCCGCAGGCGGTCACGTTCGTCAACCAGATCACCCGGGTGGAGACGACCCGGGAGGAGAAGCGCTTCGCTGACATTGTGAAGGGCCTGATGGTGTACGGGGCGAAGGCGTTCCGGCCGGAGGGTCTGGTGACGGTGGACGCGGAGATCGTCGAGCCTGCTTAGATGCGCGCCCCCGGGGTGCCGCCGGTGTCTGGTGGTGCCGCTGGGCCTGGTGCAGCAGCAGGGCAGGGGGCTGGTGGTCAGCCCCCGGTGTCCCCGCCTGAGGGTGGGGGTGCCGAGCCGCCTGCCGGTGACGGTGGCGGTAAGGCCGGTGCCGATGGTGGTGCCGGTGAGGGTGACGCGGATGCGGGCACCCCCGACGGGGCGAAGGAGCCGACTGAGGAGGAGATCCTCTTCAGTGATGACTACTACGACCCCGCCTACGGGCCTGACGGCTGGTGGGGTGCGGACAAGCAGGGGGCCGGAACCCTGGCCCAGTCGGTGGCCGAGTCCTACCAGCACGACCTCGAGGGCCGTATGGCGTTCCTGTTGGGTGAGGCGATTTACGAGCACCCGCAGGCACCCCAGTACCCCAGCCAGTACGAGGCGGTGAGCTACTTCCTGGCGGAGGGGCCTGTGGCCCGCATGGTGGGCTTCAGCGACTTGGGCTACTGGGATACGGAGGACATCTTCGATACCCCGGAGTGGCAGAGCCTGGATGTGGGCACCAACCCGACCGATGGCGGGTGGCGTCACCTGGATTTGCTGGTGGATTACTACACCCGCCAGTACAACAAGACCCACGGCTAGTGCCGGTGGGTGGATAACCATCGTGGGAGGAGGGTGCGTGCCTGGTGGCGCGCCCCTCCTTTCGTGTATCACTACTTGCCCTTGAGGAGGGGTTATGCGTTCTATTGCTGTGTTTGCGTTCCGTGACGAGGCGGAGGCTCGGCCGTGGCCGGTGTGGGAGGTGGCGCGTCGCGTGCCGACCCAGGTGGGGGAGGTGCTGGTGGATGTGTTCCCGGTGCGCCCGTCCCAGGCGTTGGAGGATGTGCGGGCTGCGCTGTTGGGGGAGGTGGCGTCGCCTGCGTCTACGCGGCGTGTGGTGGGCGGCGCGTATGCGGCAGGGGTGGAGGGTGCTGTGCGCCCGCCGGAGGGTGAGGGTGTGGCGGGGGTGCTGTTCCTCCTGGATGGGGAGGTGGAGGATCGTTTCCGCCCTGTGCTGGGGGCGTGGAATTACCTGTCTGCTGGTGTGCGGGTGGGTGGCCGGGTGGGGCCGGATTACTTGGCGTCGCATCCTGGTGCCTCCGGGTTTACAGCCGGGGTGTTGTTGGGGTTGTCGCCGGAGACGGTGGTGTCTGGTGTGCCGGTGTGGGAGCGGCATGTGGAGGGGGCTGTCGCTGACGTGTCGGCGGGGGTGGCGAATGCCCTGCTGTTTGCGTGCGCGCAGGGGCTGGGCGGCGATGGTGCGTTGTCTGGTGGTGCGGGTGTGCCGGTGGGCGCGTTGGTGGTGCCGACGTTGTTTGATGCGGGGGATGTGCATGGCGGCTCGGTGGTGCAGGCTGCGCGTGTGGAGGGGCTGGCGCGGGTGTTGGAGGGTGCGTTGGCGGGCCTGGTGGGGGCGTTGGGGTTGCCTGCTCCGCAGTTGGTGGAGTTGGTGGAGCCTGAGGCCCCTGCCGACGACACCAAGGACACCAAGGGCACCGAGGGTGCGGAGGCTGTCGAGGAGACCACCGAGGAGACCGACACCGTCGGGGACGGCACCCCGGGCGCTGGTGCCGCCGAGGACGGCGCTGTCGGCGCGCCTGACGGCTCGGAGGAGTCTGTTGGGGTGGAAGGCCCGGCGGTGGACTCTGAGGGCGCTGTGGGCGCTGCTGGCGGCGAGGATGGTGCCCCTGGTGGGGAGGAGGACCCGGCGGTGCCGGTGGAGGACCCCGCCGACGAGGGCGATGACGCTGACGCCGGTGTCGAGGACCCGGGCGTGGAGGACACCGACGTCGAGGATCCGGCCCCCGTGGGCGAGGACCCTGTGGGTGAGGCCGGAGACGACCACGACGCCGAGGACACCGAGGACGACGCCCCGGGTGATGTTGACGAGGCTGGCGACGTCGAGGACACCCCCGGCGACACCGACACCGATACCGACGACGTCGAGGAGGCCGAGGAAGGTGCCGACGACGAACAGCAGGCACCGGAGGACACCGCCCAGCAGGACACCCGCGACCCCGACACCACCACCCCCGGGGACCCCGCACCCGCCGGCGGTGACACCACCCCCGAGGCAACCGGCGGCACCGAGGACACCGCAGGCGAAGACACCGACGCCGACAACGAGGACGACGCCACCGAAGCCCCCACCATCCCCGAAATCGCCGACGATGGCTTCCAGTTCGACGAGTCCCTCTACTGGGGCGTCGACTGCCCCACCGGGGAAGCCGTCTACGTCTACAACCCCGGCGTGTTCGACGACCTGTCCGAGCTGGCCAAGTTCGGCACCTTCATGGCCTACCAGTACCTCGGCCGGGAGGAATACAACCTCGCCGCGTTCCTTGGGCGTCCGTCCCCGCAGCGCCTCCTCGGCGTGATGGGCGTGGATACCCCGGACCTCATCCTGGAGACCGGCGAGATGTTCAACCTGGTGGGGGACATGTTCGCCCGTGAGCCGGAGATGGCTAGCCGGGTGGAGGAGCTGGCGATGGCGTGGTTCGACGACCCGAGCCAGGTGTAGCGGCCGACCACTACAAGCGAAGGAGCTTTCAACATGCTGACTGTGTATGCGGGGGTGGAGGATGTTCGCCCCCTGCTGGAGGGGGTGGAGCCGCCGCCCACTGATGTGGTGCTGGCACGCGCCTTGGCGTTCGTGTCTGCCAGGCTGCGGGTGGTTACTCGCGCTGCGGTGTACCCCACCACCCCGGAGGGGTTGCCTGCCGGCGGCTTCGAGGACGTGTTCCGCCACGCGGCCGCCCTGTGGGTGTCGGTGCTGGTGCGCGCCGGTGTTGTCGACCGGCTGGCGGACGGTGGGGCGGGCGCGTCCCCTGTGGTCACCCAGTCGTCCATTGATGGGGCGAGCGTCACGGTGGACGTTTCCGCCGGGCAGGAGGCCCTGGGGCTGCTGCTGGCGGGTGGGGTGCCGGTGGAGGTGGAGGCCGTGCTGGATGCTGCTGGCCTGTTGGGGGGTGCGCTGCCGTGGATCGCGTACTAGAGGACTTCTACCGCCGGTGGTTCACCGAGGAGGTGCTGGTGCACGCCCCCGGGGTGCGTACCGCCTCGGGTTTCACTCCTGGTGGGGTGGAGCGTGTGGAGGCGAGTGTGCGGCTGACGTCGGAGCGTGTCGCCGGTGCGGAGGGTGGCGAGGAGGTTGTCGGCGCTGCGCGGATTTGCTGGCGTCCTGACGGCCCGCTGCCCAAGGTGGGTGACGTGCTGGAGGCCCCGGGTGTGTTTGGCCGGGGCCGGCGGCTGGAGGTCGTGTCTGCTGGGCGTGCTGTGTCGGGTAATGGGCTGACACCGGATCATGTGCGGGTGGTGGTGCGCTGATGGATGTCAGGGCAGTGTTTGAGGCCGCGAAGGCGGACCTTGTCACTCACGTGCAGAAGGGCACCCAGGACGCACTCGACGAAGTGACGAAAGAGGCCAAGGGGAGGACGCCGTACCGGGAGGGCACACTCCGCGACTCCGCCGAGGTCATGCTCACGGAAGAGGGCGGCGTATTCCACGGCGTGATTCACTACAACCTGCCGTACGCGAACCGCCAGCACGAGGAGCTGACCTGGACCCACCTAGAGGGACAGGCGAAGTACCTGGAGTCCGCAGCCGAGGATCTGAAGCCGCGCGTCGCCGCCATCCTGGAGGCTGCCATCGAAAGGGGCACACGGTGACCGGGACAACCACCGCCGTCGGCTGCGCCAGCCACGACGGCCTCGACTACCAACTCGCCACCTACCTGCACTCGGTGGGGCTGTGCCGCCACCCCGACGACGACCAGCAGGCACCAGGGGACACCCCCGCAGTGTTCCTCGGGTTCCTGCCAGACCAGCCGGATGCCGCCATCGCCGTACGCGTGCTCATGGAGGACCGCGACGGCGACGACGCCAACCCCACCTACCTTGTATCCCTGACAGGCCGCGCAGCCCCCTGGGACATGGAGGCGCTCAGGCGGATCATGGGTGGCGCGTTCGCCGCGCTGCACGACCGACAGGGGTTCCCACTGACCGCCGCCCAGCGGGTGTTACTCTCCAGGCGCACGCAGATGGGGGCACTACACCACGACCAGAACCGCCGGTGGCAGCGGGCCGATGTGTATCGGCTGCTCCTGCTGGCCCCCGACTAGGAGGACTAAATGGCTGCTGCCACTGTCGCCACGGCCCCCGGCTCCTGTGAGCTGAACAAGCTGCTCAACCGAAATTGGGCCTTGCAGATCAAGAAGACCGGCGACGGCGACTCCGCGTGGAAGTTCGTGCGCGGTCTCGACACGATCTCCGTCAACATTGAGACGTCTGCGGTGGACGCCTCCGACCTCGACTCCGACGGCTGGGAGTCCCAGGTGAAGACCAGCCGTAAGCTCACCGTCGTGTGCAACGGCAAGTTCGCCGTCGTGCGCAACGCCAAGGAGCTGGAGCCGTCCCAGAAGTTGCTCTACGACACCGGCATCGAGCTGGGTGCCGAGGGGCAGCTGGACGTCCGCGTCTGGCGTACTGACGGCACCGACGAGGGGTGGGAGATGACCGCGACGAACACCTTCACCACCAACGACGGCGGCGCGAACGACATGCGTACGTTCACCGCGAACTTGCAGTCCTCGTGCGCGCCGCGCCGCATCAAGCCGGTGCTTACCGACGCCGTCACGAAGGCGTCCGTGCCCTACGCGGCGGCGTAGACGCCTGCTAGGGCTGGTGCCCCCGGGGTTGTTAACCCTGGGGGCTTTGCCGTGCCTCGGCCTTGGCCTTCAACTGGCGCGCCTTCGCCAGCCGCTCCTCGACAAGCACACGGCAGAACGAGTCTGCAAACTCGGGTAGCACGCTGTTGTAGTCGAGGTAGCCCTCAAGGACGGCGATCTCCCCGTCGTAGTCCTTGAGCTTGCGGTAGATGATCGCGGTGTCGATGGTATTCCGGTGGTGGGTGATGGCCTGCAAGTTCGGCAGTTGCCACCCCTCGCGCTCACAGTCGCGGCGGTGTGGAACTGAAATGAGTTCGTAGCTGGCCTGGTGGTAGCGGTTCGCGGCCTCCAGAATGCGCAGCTGGAGGGCTAGTGCCTCCTCTAGCCTCCCCTCCCGCTTGAGCTGCTTCACGGTGTCGGTGTACTCCCGGAAGTGCTTGCCGTCGATGCGGCCGGCTAGGTCTACGTACCCGTACGGGATCCGCCAGTCCATGTCCCGGTCGAGCCAAGTGACAGTGCGGTTGACGATGGCGTCGCACTGTGCCCGTCGAGCGGCGCGCTCGTCCTCTGGCAGCTCTTCGTCGGGGAGGAAGGTACGGAGGTAGTCGCCCAGGCTTGTCCCCTCGGCGGTGGGGGGTGTCTCTTCGCTCATGGCAGGCAGCGTAGCGGGTAAAACAGCAGCTCAGCTAGTGTGCGGCAGGGCTAGTTCGGAGTGTATCCGCATGGTGACGTAGAGTGGCCTGTCGAAAGCGCTTGCGCGTGTGGTGAAAATCGCAAATCTGTGGCCTGCATGGATGTTTGCATGCGGATTAGCTCTAGCACGCGTCTCTAGGTTAAAATAGGCGCGTAGTTAATCCGATTACGTACGGGAGGAGTTCGCCACCGCATCTACCTGCACCACCTCAACGGGTGGTGCCCCTTCGAAAAATTAAGGAGAAGGCATGTCCTCGAACATGCAGAAGACCCTCCACCTGGAGTCTGGCGTTGCCGCGCCAGAGGTGAAGGGCCTCAACCAAAACAAAGCCGTAGAGGCTCCGCGTGAGTCTCACGCTATCAGCGACGTTGCTAGCGAGGCAAACGTTTCCCCCTTCGACGACCACCGTCACGTGCGTGAAGATGGCACCGAGTACTGGTCCGCCCGCGACCTCATGACCCTCATGGGGTACCCCAGGTGGGGCGATTTTCAGAAGCCCCTCACCCGAGCCATGAAGGCCGCGGAGAACCAGAACGCCCAGCTAGAGGGAAACTTTAGGCGATCGCCTAAAGTTTCCGGGAAGCGCGGCCCGGCCCAGGAAGACTACGAGCTGTCGCGGTTCGCCGCCTACCTCGTCGCCATGAACGGCGACCCCAACAAGCTCGAAGTCGCCGCCGCGCAAGCCTACTTCGCCATCCGCACCCGCCAAGCCGAAACCGGCCAAGCACCCACCAACGACGACAGCACCGGCACCGGGCAGTGGGCCATCCCCACCACCTACGCCCAAGCCCTCCAAGTCGCCGCCCAGCAGGCAGCCCTCGCCGAGGACCTCAAGTCCGAAAACGAGCAGCTCCTCGCCGAAATCGCCTCCAACGAGGCCCAAGTGGTGGAACTCGCCTGCGACCTGTGGACCGAGCGCCTCAACAACAAGGCCGCCCGCGAGTTCATGGACGCCGACGGCCTCATCGGACTCCGTACCGTGGCCAAAATCCTCCGCGTACCCCAGCAGACGTTCTACCGGCTGCTCCGCGAGGACGGCATCCTCATCACCGGAGGCCAGCTCCACAACACCCCGTACGCCAAGTATGAGCGGTACTTCCAGGTCAAGACCCGGATGTTCGACAAGGCCGACGGCACCATCGGCATCAGCCACACCACCTACCTGCTCCCCAGCAGCGTTCCCTGGATCACCATGATCCGCGACGATTGGACCAAGAAGGGACTCATCAAGTGAAGACCACCTACAGCGAGCCGAACAACCGCGACAAGTGCGGCGGCCAGCCTCACATCACCTGCCCTGACCCGCTCGCCCACGTCATCGTGGACGTCTCCCACGACCCGGAGGACAACTTCACGATGATTGACGTCGCCATCGACGGCAACCGCTGGCACTCCGTCGGGTTCACCATCACCCAGGCCGAGCGCCTCGTCTCCCGCTTGCAGGAGGCCGTGGACGTCGCCGCCCAGCTCATCGACAGCGGGCAGTACACCAACATCACCCTGCGCTAAGGCCGGGGAACCACCCCCGGCGGCGAATCCCCTTCCCGTACCACTCGGTTAACTACACCCCCTGCACCCCGCACTCCTCCGTGGAGTGGCGAGCCGCTACTGATTTCCGGCGGACGTCACTCGACGAGGGTGCGGGGTGCTTTGCTTTTTTGGGTGCGGGGTAAAACCCCTGGTCAGGGGTTGTAAAGATATTTGGGTACGGGTGGGGTTGGGGGCTGGTGTGGTGGGGTGGGGTGTTGTGCCCACTAGCAGGGGCAACGGGTGGGAAACTTTTACCGATCGGGTAAAGTGGCTGGTCAGGGGTTGTAAAGATACTTGTGTACGGGTTGTTAAAAAACTTGGGCACATATAAGACAAGAGAAAAGACCACCCATAAGAGGGGGGTACGCGCGCGAGGGGTTGGGTGGGAAGCGCTGCCCTGGGTGGGGTCTGGGGTTGGCGCTACCGCGCCCCCATCCCAAGCCGCACGGGGGAGTGTTTGTAGGGCAGGGGCGTGTGGCCCCGCCTGTCGGCGTGGGCCTCGCCCCCGGGTGGTGCCCGTCGCTGCTGTCGGCGGTGGGGCGTAGGGGTGTGCAAAATCCGGCCCTGTGGCCCCGTGGGCGCGTTGAACCGGCCCGGGGGTGCACTTGCTTGGGGGTGGGGTGTCTGGGCGCGCTACGGGGCTGTGGGTGTGTGAGTGGTGGCCCTCGAGGTCGGTGCCCTCGCGTTGTCTGCACGCACCCCGGTGTGAAAAAGCGTGGTATACCATCACCCCAGGGGGGATGCCATCACGCCGGATTACACACCGACACCAGGAACGACGTGAACATTGACGACAACGCCAACTAGCCCCCAGCGCATCAAAGACCTCCGCGCCTACCTCAACCTCCACCAGGAGCAACTCGCCGACCTCCTGGGGGTGCCGCAGTCGATGGTCAGCTACGCCGAACGCGGCGAGCGCGATCCCCAGCGCGTCATCGAACGCGCCCGCCGGCTCCCCGACACCCCGGAGGGCTTCTTCGACCGCCCCACCCCTACCTACACCGCCGACGATCTCAACCTTCGCCTCAAGAAGCTCCCCAAGGTCACCGAGCGTGGCGTGGTCGCCACCTTCGCCGAAATCGAGGCCACCGCACGCGCAGCCATCACCCACCCCTGGGTGCCCGTCGCCGTCGACGCGGGACAGCGGACAACCGCACTGCCCCTGCAAGCCATCGAGGAGATCGCGCAGCGCACCCGCAACCTCCTCCGCGTCGAGCCGACAGGCCCCGTCCACAACGTCACCCGGGCCATGGCCACAGCCCGCATCCCCGTCGCCAAGCTCGCCAACCCCCACCTCGACCTCAGCAAAATCGACGGGGTGTCCTCCCCGTGGGATGCCAGCCAACGCCCCGTCGTCGCCACGACCGAGTGCGAGGACGGCGGCCGCGTCCGGTTCACCCGCGCCCACGAACTCGGGCACCTTGTGCTGCACAGCATCAACCCGCCCACCGACGTGCGGGTGCGGGAGGACGAGGCAAACCTCTTCGCCGGGGCGTTCCTACTGCCAGAGACGGACGCCCGCGCGGCAGTGTCCGCAGGCCTCCGCCTCGAAGGCTACGGCCGGGTGAAAAGCCAGTACCTCATCTCCCTGGCAGCGACCGTGCAGCGCGCCAGGGCGCTCGGCATCATCGACGCCGACCGGCACCTGTCCCTGCGGAAACAACTGTCCTCGCGCGGTTGGACGCGGAAAGAACCCATCCGCATCCCAGTCGAGCGGTACTCCTTCGCGCCAACCAGCCGGCCGCCACAGCAGCCCGCCACACGCCCCCACCTCCGAGTGGTGAAGTAGCCGGGGCCGGGGTGGGCACTGACCGCAGCACCCAGGGACACATACTGTGCAGCGACCCCGCCCACCCCACCGAAAGGCCCCACCGTGTCCCACGACCTTGGCGAACTTACCGCCTACACCGAGAAGAGCGCATTCACCTTCACCGTCGACGGCCACCCCTACGCCGTCGCCCCCACCGCAGCCGAGGTGCTCCGCTTCCGCGCAGCAGTCTCCGGCAAGCAGACCACCGACCTCGACCTGCTCCAGTTCGTGCCGCCGCTGCTGGGCAGCGCCTTCGACCCGGAGACCGGCACCTTCTCCGGTGGCGTCCTCGCCGACCTCACCGCCCGGGGCGTGGACTTCAACATCATCGACCGCGTGCTGAGCGCCACGTTCCTGTACTTCTGGGCCTCCCCGGACGCCGCCATCAACTACGCCCACAAGGGCAGCGGCACCACCACCGACGAGGCCGACACCGGCGACGCCGACAACGCGGACGCCCCGGAGGGAAAAGCATCGGAGCCGACGGCAGCCGCCGAAGCGCCGACGGACTGATCTACGACCCCGAGTACGGGTGGTACGACCCCCGCCCCGGGGCCTACGCGGCAGACGACCCCGGCGGCGGCCCCTGGCTCGCCGACTACGGCATCCGGGAGTGGTACAACCCCACCCCAGCAGAGGACGGCACCCCCACCATCACCTGGGGTGCCGTCCTCTCCCAGTGGAACGCCATCGAGTGCGACCTCCACGAAATCTATGGCCTCGACGTCGAATCCGGCATCCTGGACCGCCGCACCTGGAGGTGGCTAGAGGTGCGCATCATTGACCTCATCACCCGCCCCGGGAGGCTCTCCACCGCCCTGGGCACCAACCCCACCCCCACCTACCCGGCACCCGCCTACCCGGCAGCCCCCTACCCGTCTCCCGCCCTGTTCTAAACCCGCACCCAGCCCCCGCACCGGAGGGAGACCACCGCCATGTCCCGAGAACTCAAGTTTGACCTCACCGTCGACGCCGGCAAAGCAATCAAGGCCATCGACACCACCAGGGACGGGCTGGTCGACCTCGGCGAACTCGCCGAAAAAACCTCCAAGACCACCCTCAAACTCAAGACGGACACCAAGCAGGTCACCAAGGCCCAGCGGGAGGTCCGTGGCCTCGGCGACACCGCCAAGACCACCGGGGCCGCGTTCAAGCAGACCGCCGCCGCCGGCGCGAGCGTCAAACTCAACCCCCAGGCCGCCGCCCAGGCTCGCGCACTGTCCACCGCCGCCGATGCAGCCGCCAACTCCACCCAGCGGCTCGCAAAGGCAGCCGCCAGCATCCCCACCAAGCCGATCGTCGCCGCCGAGTCCGCCACCAACGCCGCCAGCCTCGCCGGCGCGGTGAAAACCCTGCTGCCCGCCGTGCAGCAGCTCGGCCCGGCCCTCACCGCAGCCTCCGTCGCCGGCATGGCCCTCAGCGGCGGCATGAGCCGCCTCAAGGCCATCGACAACGCCAAGTCGAAGCTCAAGGGCCTCGGCCACGACACCCAGGCCGTCGCCGCCATCATGAAAGACGCCCTCGGCTCCGTGAAGGGCACCGCCTTCGGCCTCGGCGAAGCCGCCTCCACCGCAGCAGGCACCGTCGCCGCCGGCATCAAGCCCGGCAAGGAACTCGCCACCACCCTGGGCACCGTCGCCGACACCGCAGCCATCGCCGGCGCGAGCATGCAGGAGATCGGCATGATCTTCAACTCGGTGGCAGCCCGTGGCAAACTCCAGGGCGACGACATGCTCCAGCTGCTGTCCCGAGGTATCCCCGTCCTCCAGCTCATCGGTAAGCAGCTCGGCGTCACCAGCGCCGAGGTCTCCGACATGGTCTCCAAGGGGCAGGTCGACTTCGCCACCTTCGAGGCCGCGATGCGCGACGGCATGGGCGGCGCGGCGAAGGAGATGGGCAACACCTTCGCCGGTGCGGCCGCCAACACCAAGGCCGCCCTCGGCCGCCTCGGCGCGGAGATCCTCAACCCCGCCTTCCAGGCCCTGCCGGGCATCCTCGGCAGCGCCACCAGCGCCACCGACTCCCTCACCGACAGCGTCAAGCGGGCCACCGGCTTCATGCAGGGCCTCCCCGCCCCCGTGCAGCAGGTCGCCCTCGCCGCCACCGCAGCCGCCCTCGCGAACGCCACCCTCGGCAAGCGCTTCGACGCCACGAACACGAAGCTCGCATCCGCCGCCAAGGGGGCACAGTCCTGGGCGCAGCAGCTCCGCGCCACCGCCACCCAGCTCCAGGCCGCGAACGCCGGCCTGACGCGCCACGAGGCTCTCATCCGCTCCGTCACCGTCACCTCCCCCCGCCTCAAGGCCCTCGAGCAGGCCTACCTCGGTGCCACCATGGGTGCGGCCCGGATGGGCGCGGAGGCCGGCCGCAGTGGCCTCCAGCTCACCCTCATGTCCCGCAGCGCGGGCGTCGCCGCCGTCGGCATGGCCGGCCTGAAAGCCGCCGCCACGGGCCTGTGGACCGCCCTCGGCGGCCCCCTCGGATTGGCGATCACCGGCGTCACCCTCGCCCTCGGGGCGTGGCTGGGGCACGTGGAGAAGACCAAGCAGGCCCAGGCGGAGGCCGCAGCCGCCACCGACAGGTGGGCGCAGGCCTTCCAGGCGTCCAACAACCTCATCGACGCCAACATCCATAAGCTCGCCGTGCAGGAGGCGCAGACCGGCAAACTGGGCGACGCCATCACCGCCGGCGCGCTGACCACCGAGCAGGCCGCCCGCGCCATCGAGAACGAGGGCGACGCCCGGAAGAAAATCCTTGACGCCCTGGACGAGGAAATCAAGGCCCGCGAAAAAGCCAACGCCGCCAACGTTGTCGACTACGGCTCCGACGCCGACAAGGAAATCGAAAAGCTCAAGGCCGCCCGCGACGCCATCGAAGCCCAGGGCAAGGCCTTCGACGAGGGCCGCACCAAGGCCGAGCAGGCAGCCGACGCCATCGGCAAACTCGGCGAGTCCTCCGCCAGCATCTCCGCCCCCGCCTACGACGCCGCCGAGCGCACCCGCAGCCTGGCAGAGCAGCTCTACCACGCCGCCGACGAGGCAAAGAACTTCGAGGACGCCATCAAGCGCACCGCCCGCGCCCTCAACGCCGAGTTCAACGGCACCACTCTGGACATGCAGCAGGAGATCGGCGAGTTCTACAAGCAGGTAGAAGAGCTGTCGAAAAAGAGCGCCGGCCTGGACTTCTTCAACAGCTCCACCGGCCAGTTCGACATGACGCAGCAGGCCGCCCGCGACACCCTCGACGTCCTGCGCTCCACCCAGAACGAGATGAGCGAAGCGGTCGCCGCCCGCATGGAGCAGCTCCGCAACGCCGGCTCCCAGGAGACCGAAGTCATCGAAGTCGCCCGCCAGGAGTGGGAGAAGTACCGGCAGTCCGTCGTCGACTCCCTCACCGCCGCCGGCCGCTCCGCCGACGAGATCCAAGCCGTCATGAAAGCCGCAGGCTTCGACCAGCCCCTCAACACCCTGGTGAAGGTGCAGGTCCAGGGCGACGAGGACGCCTCGAAGGCGCTGGAAATCCTGGGCGACAAGGCCCTGGAGTTCGACAACAAAAAACACGAACTCCACATCGCCGCCGACATCCCCGCCCACGTCCAGAAGCAGCTGGAAGACCTGCACCTCAAGGTCGAGAAGCTGCCCGACGGCAAGACGCTCGCGGTGAAGGCCGACCCGCAGAACGCGGCAACCACCCGCACGCTGGACAGCATCCGCCGGCAGATGATGGACATCCCGGAGGCGAAGAACATCTCCGTCGACCTCCGCGCCCGCACCGACGACGTCGTCGCCAAGCTCAACGAAATCGGCTACCAGGCGTCCGTGATGGAGCCTGCGGAGTTCCCGATCATCGCCGACACCGAGGAAGCCCGCCAGGCCATCCACGAGCTGGGGCTGGCGGCAGAAAGCATGCCCGACGGTGAGATCCTCATCAGGGACTACACCCCGGAGAACATGGACCGCCTCCGGCAGCTCGGCGCGGACGTGCTCAACCTCCCCCAGGGCAACATCGTCATCGAGGACCGCACGGGGGAGAAGCGCCGCGCCCTCGAAGACCTCGGGCTGAAAATCACCACCCTCCCCGAGGGCGAAATCGTCATCCACGACAACGCCGAAGTCGTCCGCAACAAAATCGACTCGCTGCTCAGCCCCGCCGCGCTCAGCAAAGTCGCCACCATCACCCTCAACGCCGCAGGCAGCTTCTTCACCCGCCTGACCGGCCACGCCACCGGCGGCCGCATCCCCACCAACGCCGAAGGCTCGCGCATCCCCGCCAACGCTGACGGCTCCCGCATCGGCGGCCCCGCAGGCTACCGCCTGCCCACCACCGGCCCCGGCACCGAACGCGTCGACGGGTTCCTCGGCGTCGGCAAAGACGGCATCCCCACCACCTGGGTCGATAAAGGGGAGTGGGTCATCAACGGCCGCTCCTCCGAGCGCTTCGACACCACCCTCGCCGCCATCAACCACGGCGACCCCTCCGGGGTGCTGGCAGGCCTCGCCAAGGACCTGCCCCGCCTCGCCGACGGCGGCAAAGCCGACGACGTGCTGTCCGCACTGCGGCCCTGGGAGGGCACCCCCTACCGGCTGGGCGGCTGGGGATCCGACTCCTCCGACTGCACCGGCGCGGTCTCCATGGCCGCGAACGTCGCCGACGGCCGCGACCCGCTCGACGGGCGCGGCGCTACCGCCAACTTCGCCGAGTTCCTCGCCTCCCGAGGCTTCGAGCCGGGCCTGGGCGGCCCCGACGACTTCTCCGTCGGCTGGTACCACAACTCCGGCACCGACGGGCACGCGGCAGCCACCATCGGCGGCCACCGCCTCGAATCCGGCGGGGGTACCGGCGGCGGCCTGCACATCGACGGCCCCGCCACCGGTGCCGACGACCCCCAGTTCACCCAGCACATGCACCGCAAGCTGGAGTACACCGGCGACGGTGGGGCAACCGCAGCAGGCAGCGACGGCGGATCCCCGGGCTTCGTCCGCAGCTTCGTCCCCGTCGCCACCAACACCAACGGTGGCGTCTACAGCGGGGCGGTGAACATCCCCGGCCTGGCCAACAACACCGCCGCCCCCACCCTGGGGGAGGCGTTCGCCACCCACCCGGCGATGCAGACCCTCCGCGACGCCGGCCTCGGCGACATCGTCGACCAGATGGGCAAACTCAAGCTGCCCACCCTCGACGTCCTGCTGTACGTCAACGAGGACACCATCGCCGCGTTCAACAAGCTGGGCGAGGCCGAGGACGATCGCGCGGAGGCCGCGTACAACGTCGCCGAGGCTGAGAAAGCCCTCGCCGAGGCACGTAAGCAGGTCGGGAAGACGGACACCGAGTGGGCCGACAAAATCGCCGAGGCACGCAAGGACCTGGAGAAAGCAAAGACGCCCGATAAGAAGGGCAAAGTCGACTCCGACAAGGTGGAGAAGGCCCAGAAGAAGCTCGACAAGATGCTGGCCGAGGCCCCGGAGAAGGCCGAGAAAGCATCCGAGAAGGTCGTGCAGGCGGAGCGGAAACTCGCCAAGGCCCGGATGGAGGAGACCCAGAAGGTCGCCGCGCTGGAGCGCGCCCGCATGGAGATGGACATCGCGAAAGCGATCGCTCCGGCGCAGGCGTTCAACTCCGTCATGGGGTCCGTAGCCAACGGGTTCAAAAAAGCCGCCGAGCAGGTCGCCCGCCTCAACGAGCTGCACGCCTACCGCCGGCAGGTCGAAGAGCGGTTCAGGGCTGCCGCCCTGGACTCCGCGCGCGCCCAGGTGGAGCTGACCGATGCACTGATCGCGCAGCAGGACGCGGCACGTACCGCAGCCTCCGAGCGGGCTGCCGCCAACCTCAAGGTGCGGGAGGCCGAGTACGACCTGTCCCGCGCACGGCAGGCTGCCTACGACTACGAGCGCCGCTCCGCCACGGAAGCAATCGTGAGCGTGGAGGACGCATCCAACCGTAAGCTCACCATCGCCGACAACGAGGCTCAGGCCCTGAAGCTGGAGTCCCTCGCCCGGCTGGCCCGCGCGCAGGAGGCGCTCACAGCCTTCGACGCGGCCATGCTGGAGCGGGAGGCCACCACCAAGCTTGTGTACGCGCAGGAGGCCGCGCGCATCCAGGCCCTGCGGCTGGCGCAGGAGTCCGTGCGGCTCGCGGAGGCCCAGAACTCCATCAGCTACGGCGGTGAGGAAGCCGGCGGCCTGATGGGATGGTTGGACGCGATGGGCGACTTCTTCGGGGGCGTAGGCAAAACCGTCCTCGGTGCCGTGAAGGTGGGTGTCGGCGGCATGCTGACCACCACCGGCGCAGGCGCGCTCGTCGGCGTCCCGCTGGCCGCCTCCGGCCTCGCGGACATCGGCACCGGCCTCACCAACACGGTCAAGGGGTGGCAGACCATGGACGCCAACTCCACTGACGCGTACAACGAGTTCGGAGACCTGAGCCTCGGCGAAAAGGTTGCCGTTGTCCTGGCGGCCGCCGGTGCACCCGTCTCCGGTGCCGCCACCGCCCTCGCTGAGAGCATGGGCGTCGACCACAAGACCGCCGAGGAGTTCGGCGACGGGCTGGGCGGCATCCCCCGCCTGCTGTTGGAGGGGTACCTCTCCGGCAACGAGGCGAAGCGGGCCGTGGACGAGCGGCACGCAGCCCTGCAAGAGCGGGAGAACGCGAAGGCCGAGAACGCCAACGAACTCCGCCGCCTGGAGGAGGAGAAAGCCGCCCGGGAGAAGCAGCTGTCCATCGGTGCCACCCTCAAGGACCGGGTTGCGGAACTCACCCGGGAGGTGGAGGAGAACACCTTCGCCAACCGGAAGTCGACCGACGCGCTCACCGACGCCACCTCCGCCGCCGGCGGCGGCCGGGGCTTGGTGTTCAGCCTTGGCGGCGGCACGTGGTTCGACCCCACCCGCAGCGCGATGGACGCCTACCAGGCCGACGGCGGGTTCGGTGGCGTGGGCATCGGCGGCACCTTGGCAGAGCAGGGGGCGTCCTGGTCCATCGACGACGGTGGCTACACCCCTGCGGCACCGTCCCGGCTGCTCACCAACGTTCGAGGCCAGCAGGACTCCACCAGCCGCCTGGAGTCCGCGATCACCGCCACCGGGGCGGCCACCCTGGCAGCCCAGACCGAGGCCACCGAGGCGACGGTGGCGTCCTCCGGGTACCAGAAGGCCACCCAGGCCAAGGCCGCCGAGCAGGCCAACACCCAGGAGAAGATGCTTGAGGCCCTGACCCGCATCGCGGGGGCGCTGCCTACCGCAGGCCACAAGAACACTGTCCCCCTCGCCCGCGCGTTGGCCCTCGCCACGAAGTCCGGGGCGCTGGGCACCATGGTTATGGAGGCCGTCGACAGCGTCTACCCCGACCAGGACACCACGCTGACCGCCGCACTGGCGCGACAAGGATAAGACACCATGAGTGACGAGCTGCTGCTGCCTGAACCCGCCGTGAGCATCATCGGCCCCGACGGTCGTGGCATCCCCCTGGCCCGCGTCCACGGGCACGCCCGCCACGACGGGCCGCGCACCCGCCGGCACAACGCCCCGGGCATCTACCTCCGGGAGGTACCGGCGGGCTGGGTGGGGTGGCCAACCCAGCCCAGCATCGAGCGCGGGTATCAGCAGTTCGGCGGCAGGTGGCGGGGCACCAGCCACCCCAACACGACTCTGACGCTGAAACTCCAGGCCAGGGGAGTGGGGCGCGACGGTACCCGCCACCTTCCCGACACCACTGTGCAGTACCTCATCGACAGGTTCCTCAACGCCCTTGGCGACGGTAGTGAGCCTCGCCGTCTGGTGGTGCGGACCGCCCGCCACGGGTACCGGTGGGTGGAGGTGTACTACATAGGCGTCACCCAGCTGGACACCTTCGGCACCCCGGGGGCGGCGGGCTTCGCCCAATTCGACGTCCAGCTCGCCGTGCCGTACCCCGCCTGGCAGCGCTTCCCCGACGCCTACACGTACACCGGCCCGGAGGTGGAGAACACCCGCACCACAGGCCTCGCGGTGCCCTACGACGGGGATCTTCCCGCCTGGCCCGTCATCACCATCGCCGGCAGCTACACCGGGACCTTCAGCTACCTCCACGATGGGCAGTCCAAGCCCCTGGCCCTGCCGCCCCGCAGTGGGGCGACGTGGACGATCGACACCCGGCCCGCCACCCAGTCCGTCACCTACACCGCCGGTAGTAAGACCGGCCACTTCGGCGGCTTCGTGCCCTACTGGGCGGAGCCGCTCGCCCCACGCTTGAGTGGGCAGAGCCGCCGGGTCCTCCCCGTCCGCTGCTCTTTCAGCACCCCGTCCCGCAATGAGAACGCCACCGTCACCGTCACCCTCACCCCGGAGTCCACCCGAGCATGGTAAGCAAAGCTCCCACCCCCACCGCCCGCACACCGCACCCCCACGGCCCTCGCAGTACCCGCCACCTCAAGCCCGACCTCAGGGTGTGGGACACCTACTACGCCCGCTGGCGGCCCATCGTGGATGTCCAGTCCGCCAAGTTCAGCCGCCACGGCGACATGCAGGTCGACACCGCGACCATCACCCTCCCCGGCGACCACAACCTCTCGCCCGTGTGGGCGGCGACAGGCCGCAACCCCGCCCCCGTCACCCTGGAGGTCAACGGGCAGTACTGGACGGGGCGGGTGACCACCGCAGTCAAGGCCGGCGACGCCCAGGGGCGCACCACGTGGACGCTCACCCTCGCCTCCGACGACAAGCACCTCCACCGGCTGCTCGCCGCCGACCCGGGGGCAACCACCAGCACCTCCGGTGGCAAGGACGTTCCGCTCGCCGTGCACCGTGGCCTGCTCCACCGGGTCATGTACGAAATCATCTACGCCCGCGCCCTCGCCCAGCAGCTCCCCACCTACCTGTGCCTGCCATCCGGCTACTACGCCACCATGCCCAAGGTGGAGGCGACGGTCAGTGCCGGCGATAGCGTCGCCGGGGTACTCGGCCCGATCCTGGAGCAGTCCACCTACTACGCGGACGTGCGGATGCTGCTGCCGGAGCACGACATCCCCGTCACCACCATCCCGCCGGATCCGACGTCCGGCCCCGTCCTCGCGATCACGGGCACCACCAAGGCGTGGTGCGCGGCGAAGCGTGCCCAAGGGTACTGGCCCCACGCGAAGGTGGGGCACCTGCGCCCCTACGACCTCACCCAGGCGCAGCAGTACCCCATCGAGGCGTTCGCAGGCATCGCCTACCGCGACGCGCTGGGCAACTCCATCAAGGACGGCAGGGCAGGCCTGTGCTGGGTGCCGATGTACCCGACAGGCTCCGGGGAAAGCCCCTTCCGGATTATCGAAACCATCATCTACCAGCGGTACCGCGCCACGTATGAGGCGGGCGTGTCGGAGGCCAACAAAGACAACGAGGACATGCGCGAAACCCACGCAGAAATGTTCAAGGGCTTCGCCAAGGGGTACAGCGAGAAGCTGTGGAAGAGCGCGGTACGCGTCATGGGCGTCGACGACTTCTACCGGCTCCCCGACAACTCGCTGGTCAACAACCTGCCCGCATTCGTCACCCGCTGGGCACGAGGGCAGTTCAGCGCCGAGGACTACTTCCACGCCACACTGTTCCCGTGGAACATCAACGTCGGCCACCCGCTCATGGCCAAGGGCGAGTACCAGAGCCTCTACCACGTGCCAAAATTCAAAGGCAAGTGGGATAAAAAGAACTACCCGGAGGGCCTCAACCCCGAGGTGTTCCCCACCCACCCCGAGGACCTCCTACGCACCCACAGCATCATCGACTACCTCCACAAAAAGCTCCATAACCAGGAAGTATTCGGCATCAACTACGCCGACAAGTGGTGGCTCATGACCCGCGCCCAGTACGACGACTACCGGCGGAAGGTCGCCGCCCAGGAGACGGCCGCACCCGCGCGCGCAGCCCTACCCCAGGTCCCCGGCCTCATGGTGCACCTCTACCGGGAACGCGACCGCCCCGAGGTAGTGTTCGCCACCCGTGGCGGCGGGGGAGTGGGGCAGTGGTCGACCACCTACAACGCCCCCGACGGGGCGGAGATCGTCGCCGCCGCCCAGTGGGACGCGTGGATGAACCGCCTCCTCACCGACGACGCCACCCCACTGTCCGTCCGCGCCCGCACCGGGGTGCAGGCCAAGGCCATCACCCCCGACCAGGCCGCCGCCGGCGGCAAAGGGGTGCAGCTCGGCGACGTCGCCAAGGCCACCACCGACGACGGGCCGGTGTACACCCAGTTCCACGCGAACATCAACCCCGCAGCCACCCAAGCCGGCAGCACCGTCAGCTACAACACCCTCGGGGCGGCGGTGAACCTCGACGCGGTGGGGGCGTTCGCCTACCGGCAGCGGTTCGCCAACCTCGGCACCGGGGCGTGGACGGCAGACACCACCGACGCCCTGGAGAAGGAGTGGATCGCCTCCCAGGGCAGCGTCGGCGTGAAGCTGGGGGCTGGTAACGCCCTGGGGTGCGTGTTCGGCGACGACGTCACCGAGGGCGGTGTCACCTACCCCGGGTGGCGCATCGGCGACCGGGTGCGCTTCGCCGACGGGGACACCGTCATCAGCGAAGTCGTATCCGGGTGGGAGGCCGAGTGGGGTGTCAACACCCCGTTGTCCGTCGCCCCCATCCTGGGGCGCAGGCAGGACACCGAGTCCCCCATCGATGCCCTGGTGAACGCGATGCGTGCCGCCGAGGCGTTGGCCGGCCGCGCGGCGCTCGCCCCACCGCCCCCGGCGAAGTCCTAACGGCACCCGGGCGGGTGGGGTGCGGGGGACTGACCGCACGGGGGAGTGTGGTGCCCTAGGGGGCGACGACGGCGGCGGTGCACCACACGAAGGACAGGAGGGGTCTTGCAACCCAACCCCAACCACCGGGGCGACCCGGTGTTCCTCCCCCAACTGCTGCGCGAGTGGGGCGTTACCGTGCGTGAGCACCCCGGCTGGCGTGATAGGGGGCACGGCGACTTCGGCCGCATCATCGGCGTGGTCGCCCACCACACCGGCCACAACGCCACCGGCGCGGACTACATCGCCCGCCACCCCCAGCTGGGCCTCTGCGCCCAAATCCACCTCGCCCGCGACGGGGTCGCCACGATCACCGGCGCAGGCATCGCCTGGCACGCCGGCCAAGGCTCCTACCCCGGCTGGCCCGCCAACAACGCCAACGCGGTGAGTATCGGCATCGAGGCGCAGTCCGATGGCACCAGCCCCTGGCCGCAGGCCGAACTCGACGCCTACGTGCGCATCTGCGCCGCCATCTGCTGGTACCTGGGGCTACCCGCCACGGCCGTCATCGGCCACAAGGAATGGGCCGGTGCCGCTCAAGGCAAGTGGGATCCGGGCGGCATCGACATGAACGACTTCCGCAACCGGGTGGCCGCCGAAATCAAGCGCGGCCCCACCGCAACCGCCCCCGTGGGGCAGAAAGGGGCCACCGTGTCCTTCGACCAAATCCAGGCCCGCTACCCCTCCCGCGTGGAGGGCAGCACCGTCACCATGCGCCCCCTGGACGCACTGCTCAACGCCGACGCCCACGCCTTCGTGGCGCGCGCCAACACCGAGCGAATCCTCACCCAGCTGGCAGACATCACCCGCCGCCTGGACGCACTCGAAGCAAAGGAGGCCCACTAATGGTCGGTACCCCCATCCTCGACTTCACCGGCGAGTACATCTACCAGCAGGTCAAGACCCAGCCCTGGTACCGCGCCCACGCGAACACCGTCACCACCATCGCCGGGTTCCTCGTCACTTCCGTCGCATGGCTTGCCTCCCAGGAGTGGGCGCAGAACGACACCCGCATCCAGACCGCCGTCTGGGCTGTCGGCTTCCTCGCCACGATCGTCGGCGTGCGCCGCACCCCCAACGGCTGGTCCGCCTCCCAGCTCGCCAAGGTCAACGAAGCCCGCGCAGGGTTCATCGACTCCGGCCACGGGTGCACCAACACCACCCACCAGCCCCACACAGGCGAGACCGCAGCCCCGGCACCCGCCGCACCCGAGCCGCAGGCACCGGCCGCCACCGTCGACCCCGACCCGGCGCTCGACGCCAGCCTCGCCGCACTGGTGGACACCTACAACTCCCGCCGGGGGCAGTGATGCGCGGGCCGTACAGCTGGGCGCAGGGGGCCGACCGTGCGCGGGTCCTGGGCAGCATCGTCCTCGCCGCCTTCTGCACGGCTCGCCTCATCGTGTGGATGACCCCCTGGCCCAACGTCGTCCCACCCCTCGACATCGTCGAGGCCGCACTCCCCCCACTGCTCTGGATGGTGCTGTGGGGCACCGCAGCCGTCGGCTGCGCCATCGGGGCCACCAACCTCCGCGTCTACCGGTGGTCCACCGGCTTCGCCGGCACCCTCCTGTTCGTCTGGGGAGTCTCCTACGCCATCGCCGCCTTCAACGCCCCCGGGCTGGTCATGCCCGCCTGCATGAACCTCGCCCTGGCAGGCATGGTCCTCGTCAACGGCAGCTTCTCATCCCTGCTGCCCTCCCGGCTGGAACCAGGCGGTGCGCATGGATAGCGGCATCATCAGCCTCATCAGCGGCATCGGTGTAGCCATCGCCGGCGGGTTCTGGGGCTGGCTCCAAGCCCGCGAGAACCGGCGCGGCGGCGAAGCGAAGGCATCCTCCGAGGCCGCGCTGCGCATCAACGAGCGCCTGGAGGCCAACCTCAAGCAGGCCGACGAGCGCGCCGCCGACTTCCTGCTGGAAGCCAACCAACTGCGCGAGCGGATGAACGCGGTGGAGGAGGAGCACGCCGAAACCCAGCGGCAGCTCACCGAACTTTCCGGGAAAATCACCATCCTCCAGCGGCGCATCGCCTCCGCCGACCACCTCCTCCAAGTCGCCATGAGGCACATCGAGGACCTACGCACCGACTTTGCGGTGCAATACCCCCAGGCAGCCGTCCGGCCGCTGCCGCCCGAGCTTAAGGAGTACCGACAGTGGGAGAAGTAGGGAAGTTCACCGCCCGCGTCGAGGGCAGGTTCGTTGACGATGACGACTACCTGCGCACCGGCCGCGCGTGGATCGAGATTGACAACACCACGGGCCTGGCGACCCTGCCGGTGTCTGGCGAGTACCTCAAGCTCAAGGAGGCGGTGACCCGCAAGGCTCAGGAGGCCGCGTCCTCGGCGACGGCTGCGAACAATGCGAAGAAGGGCGCGGAGAGCGCTAAGTCGCAGGCCGACGCGGTGAAGAAGGCCACCGACGCGGTGAAGAAAGCAACCGACCAGGTCAAGGCCGACACTGAGCGCATCAGGAACGAGGCGAAGGCCCACGCCACCGCAGCGGCCACCGCCAAGGCCGGCGCGGAGACAGCCAAGAGCGGCGCGGAGACCGCGAAGACCGGGGCGGAGAACGCAAAGAAGGCGGCGGAGAACGCCAAGGGTGGTGCGGAGACCGCAAAGAGGGCGGCCGAGGCTGCTGCCAGCAAGGCAGCCGAGACCGCCAACACCGGCATCAAGCCCGGCAGCATCGGGCTGTCGTCCCTCAAGTCCGAGGTCGCCAACCCCGTGCGCGCGGTGAGCAGCCTCGTGGACATGCCCAACTGGGTGAAGGCCAGGGACCCCCACCAGCCGGGGGTGAACACCATCGCGGTGCGCCGCTCCACCGGGGCACTGCGGGTGGGGCCTCCGACCGAGCCGGCCGACGCGGTGAACAAGGCCTACTTTGACGAGCAGCTCAAGCCCGGAAAGAGCACCAGCGCCCGGGTGAACGCCTACGCGGCAGGCAAAAAGGACACGATCGTCGCCCGCACCAAGGACGGGCAGATCCCCGTGGCTACCCCGCCGACGGACACGTGGTCTGCCACCAGTAAGGCCTACGTCGACGGGCAGATCGCTACCCGCGCGCCTGGCAGGCACACCCACAGCCTCCGCGACCTCCAACGCAACGGCAGCGACGGCACCCTCGAAGTCAGCGGCCGCGTCGACGGCATCAACTGGGCCATCAAGAACTCCACCATCCCCGTCCGTACCCACTACGGCACGCTCAAAACCTCACCCCCGCAGTACGACGACGATGCGGTGCCCAAGAAGTGGGTCGCCGACAACTACGCGACCAAGACGCACACCCACACCCTGGCAGGCCTCTCCGACGTGCCCAGCTGGGTGAAAGCAGCCGACCCCCACCAGGCGAACATCAACACCATCGCCGTACGCCGCTCCACCGGCGCGCTCCGCGTGGGCAACCCCACCGAGAGCGCCGACGCCGTCAACAAGGGCCACCTCGACGCCCGGCTGGCAGTCAGCACCGCGTCGACGGGCACCGTCAACGCCCACGCCCTCGGCAAGAAGGGCACCATCGTGGCGCGCAGTGCAGACGGCCAAATCTCCGTCGCCGATACACCCTCGGCAAACAGTTCCGCCGCGTCGAAGGCTTATGTAGACAAGGAGGTCGCCAAGGGTGCGAAGACGCGCACCGCAGTCGTTGGCGGCTGGCGTATCGCCCGCTCCGGCAACGTCGTGACGGTGCAGTCCGGCAACGACGCCAAGGCCCCCATCACCGTGCCGGACTGGGCGCGCCCCACCTGGCACGTGCAGGCAGCGGGCCAGGTCCACGGAAGCACGTCAACGCTGCTCTTCATGCTCAGCAACAACGGGAACATGTACTACGCCTCCGGCAGTACCCTCGGTGCCGGCAAGAAGATCCGGGCCTGCTTCACCTTCGTCGTCGGCTGACCCTAGGCCCGCCCGTAGCCCCCGCACTGCCCTGTACCCACGGGGTGGCGGGGGTTATGCAATATCCGCATAAATAAGTTATTTAAAGGGGTGGGGGAACACCCCCAAAAACCGCCCCGAAAAAACGGGCACCGGCAACAAAAAAGCCCCACACCAGAGCGGGCACTCGGCGGGGGTGGAAGTACTACCAGCGGCTTTAAAAAAGTTTGACGAAAGCCGCGATTATATGAAAGGGTAGCTTGGAAGGCTGAGGTATTAGCCACTATACGACGTTCCCACGGTACTGCTTAGAGCCGTGACCAGCGCTTATCGCGCACCGTCGCATGGTATCGGACGCGGGCGGGTTACACAAGTCTCGCGCTGTCTGTGTCCTCGGGGCGGGGGCGTGGGACGTGCGGGGAGTGGAGCTTGGGGGCTTGCGTGCGCGCACCACACATCCGACGTGGCGCCCCTACGGTGAGGTTGACTCGGGTAGTGCATGCCTGCGTGGGTGGCGGCGGTGGTGGGGGAGCAGTAGAGAGCACGTGATCGCGAAGTTCTGTGGCGTGGGGAGAAGTTATCCACAGGCTCGGGCTTGACATTTGGGCAGGTGGGAGGGGGTGTTGGCGTGGATGCTGCGGGGAAGTGGACCCCGGTGTGTGGGCGTGCTGGCAATACTGGGTAGACTGCTAGCCACGTCCACGCACTGGTGGTCACCTGCGGTGGTTTCTCCAGTGGTCGTGACGTGACCGGGATATGGCGCAGCTTGGTAGCGCACCTGCTTTGGGAGCAGGGGGTCGCAGGTTCAAATCCTGTTATCCCGACGCTGAGTACCGCGGCCTGGCCGACCACCATCACAGATGGAAAGTGTCGGCCCGGGAGCGTGGTGTTGGTTCGGGTGCTAGTCCTTGCGCTCACGCGACTGCGGGAGTGCACGATGAGCGCCACACGCTCATCGCTGGGCTGGCATCGTTCTCAGTGCAACAACCATGTAGTTTTCCGAGTCGCCATCTGCTGTGCGCATTCCATCTCCTGCCGTCGCTTGGTGCGGCGTGGGTCGGGTGCTGGCGGTGGGCGGCTCACCGTTAATTTTCCCAGGAGTGTGACTC